CGGTAGTAAACTTCTTTTTCTTGGTGGATTACTTCTTTTTCCTTGAACTTAAATAACGCCTCTTTTTGCGCCTTAATAGCTTCGTCTTGTTGTTCTATCCTTCGCGCTCGGTTAAGTAGCAGAGAATCGCAGTAAATAGCCTTAATTTGCGACTTTCTTATTGACTTTAGTTCGTCAATTGTGAATTGCCCTTTTAATGATATTGATAAGGCTGTCAGAATTACTAATAGTATCGACGTTTTCATATTGTTTTTGGATATTTTTTTCCAGTTCAAAATAGATAGTATCAATCTTTTGACCTTCCAAACTCAACGAATCTACAAACAAGGCTAAAGAATCAATCTTTTGCTGTTTTAAATCTAGCAAAGAATCATATTTAACTGTGTCTACTTCTTCTACTTTGTTCGGGTTAGTGGTTGCGTAGTATAGAAGGAAAAGCAAACCAATTGAAAGCCCGATTAAAAAAGATAGTACTTGATTATTCACTTTGCCCTCCATTGGTTACAAATAAATGAATATTCTCACCGTTTGAAATAGCTTCTTTAATCTTAGCAGTTAAAGGTTTTTCCATTGTTCCTTGAATAGTATCGTCGTTCAACCTATTCTTAGCTACCAACGGGCAACCATGAGTATTAGAATGGTTGTTCCCACCATGAAAGCGAACGCCTTTAAATTGTATTCCATTGCAGTTAATAGTCCATTTACCGTCAGTAGATAGGATAGGCATTTCTCGCTTAAACCTTGAACTCATTGTAACGTCAACTAGATATTCACCTTCTGGAATTGCTGTCTCGCCTTTTACTTTAATTGCGTAAGGCCGAACGGTATCTTCTAAGGTTTCACAAAAATAAACCCCGTCAATGTATAGTTTTCCTAACGTTGTTCTTGCGGTGTAGCTGTCTCGTTTTAGTTCAATTTTCATAACTTTTATTTTCGATTTGCCTATCTAGTTTTGTATCAATTCGGTCAAGTCGTTGATTCATTAATTCAATTTTTACAGCAAGTTCTGAAAGTAATTTAATAGATTCAATTCTGGACGGTTTGCTTTCAGCTTTGTAGGCTTCGACTGACTCCAACCTATGCTCTAATTTTTGAACTTTTGTAACTGTTGGTAGTTGTTGATTCAGCTTCTTTATTTCGTTAGAATTGGTGCTAATTTGGCCATTCATTCCAGACGTAAAGACAAAGAATGTGAATGCACCTCCAAGAAGTGTAAAGAAAAAACCATAAGCCCAATTGATATTCTTCACAATTCAAATTTTTCAGGTTTAATAATTCCAGTTTTTCTTCCAAGCCAATCAACAGTAATAGAAAAAATACCTGTTAAGGTATAGCCGCTTACCTCTAGTGTTAAATCTCCTTCGCCAGCTTTATTCAAAGCCCATTGTGTTATCTCTTCATTATTAACACCACTATGAATTAGAGTTACAAAAATCGCGCTAAAAGTAAAGCCGATTATCATATTATTCCACCTTTTGGAAAACCATCTATAGAAACTGCGTTGAAATCCGTTCGGCTTTTTTCCGTAATAGTATTCGTGGTTTTGATAATGTATAAATTCTGAGGCAATTACCCCAACAAAAATTACAACAGCGTAAATAAGTATTTCTTTCATATTTTTACGTTAATCTGGTTAAATACCTCCATCTGTAATTGCCCAACCTTTTCCAACTAAACTTGCCCTTGCTGTTGAACTTGCTGCCGTATATTTAGCCGTTCCAAAACTTATAGTTATTGGAGTTTGGACTGGTCTAGAATCCCAACCATTATAGATAGCATCTAGGTTTGTTGAGCTAAAGGTAGAAGGAGTTTTAGTGCCCATAAAATTTACAAAATCCGTGACATTCGAAACATTCCAACTTCCTAAATTTTGGTCAAATGCTGGTGCATTATCAAACATCCAAAACATATTAGTAACGCTACTTACATCCCACCCACCTATATTACTGTTGAAATTATTGCAACGGCGAAACATTTGACTCATATTTAACGCACTTGTAGGAGTCCAACTTGATATATTACCATTGAAATTAGTACATTGCTGAAACATCCGTTCAAATGTGGTAACGTTGCTAACATTCCAAGAATTTAAATTTTGATTAAATGAAGAGCAACCAAAAAACATATATCTAGTATCCGTTGCACTAGCCATATTCCAAGAATCCAAAGGCTGGTTAAAAGAAGAGGCGCCATTAAACATACTTACGAAAAAAGTAACGTTGGAGACATCCCAGCTGGTAATATTACCGTTAAACGAAGAGCAATTGAAGAATGTTCCATTGAGATTAGTCATATTACTGACATCCCAATTATTCATATCTACATTCAAACTGGAACAACCATTAAAAGTATTGGGTAAAGATGTAAGAGTTCCTAAATTTGGAGCATCAGTAAAGCCACCCGTAAAATTGGCGCATCCACGAAACGAACTAGTCATGAACTCAAAAACATTATCTCCCCATTGGTCAATTGTAATGAGTTTTAATTTGTCTCCGCCATTATTAAAATAAAACCCGCCAAATGAACCAGATATAGTTATTTGATATGTTCCACCGCTTGCGTATGTATGTGAAACGTTTCCTGCTGCTGCTGCGCTAAGATTTCCATCACCCCAATCAATAGATGCCGAATAAGTTCCAGTAGAAGAAAAAGGAATTACCATCGTGTCTGATGCAGAGCCTGCTCTCGTAGTATCAACGGTCATTTTAAATGAAGTAAAATCCGTATGTGGTACCCAACAAGTAGATGTATTGAAATTGTTTAGTGTTCCGTTATAACCGTTAGTAGTTGCGTCAACTGCTACACTAGAGCCGCTAACTTCGTTTAAGTGGTAGCTGACTCTTGCAGAAGGCATTACTTCTAAAAACGAAGCACCGTTACCGCCATTATATAAATCGCTAACTTGTGGTAAAGATGCTGCGGTAGTTACGTCTAAACCAAACTCATCCATAACTCCGTCAAACCATAACCCCGTTCGCCTATAAGAGCCTAGTTGATACATGTTTAGGGTGTCATTAGTTGGGAGTTCTCCCGTTACGCTTTCTACGCCATCCCAATACAACCTGACATCATTATTACTATCTTTTGTAACGCATACATGATGCCATTGATTTAATGTTACGGTAGGTATGGTAAAATTAAGCCTAGATAAAGCAGCACTTCCACCAGCAAATTGAACTCTAAATAATGTAGAATTTATAAGGTATAATAAATCGTTTGCTGAAGTATTACCGCCTCCTAAACTTACACCTGTTTTAGTCGGTTTTATCCATAACGAAATAGTCCATTCAAAAGCATTACTAAGTATAGCGCCCCCTGACCCTAAATCAACATAATCATTAACCCCGTCAAACTCTAAGGCATTATTAAAAGCGAAAGCCAACTTTGAAACCAACTCTTGCTCATTCTCAAACTGAATACCTAAAGACTTGAATTTAAGAATCTCTGACTCTAGTTTCATTTTGTTATCGAAGCTTATACCCAACCTGCGAGCTATCTTTAAGTCAGCGGAGAGTTCTTGTTCATTCTCAAGGCTTATGCCAAGATTACGAGCTATCTTTAAGTCAGCGGAAAGTTCTTGTTCATTCTCAAGCTGAATATCTAAAGCTAAAGACTTGAATTTAAGAATCTCTGACTCTAGTTTCATTTTGTTATCGAAGCTTATACCCAACCTGCGAGCTATCTTTAAGTCAGCGGAGAGTTCTTGTTCATTCTCAAGCTGAATATCTAAAGCTAAAGACTTGAATTTAAGAATCTCTGACTGCAACTCCATTTCATTCTCAAAGCTTATGTCTAGCTTATGAACTATCTTATGAACTATCTTAGAGGGCGTAGATATTCCACCCCCTCCACCTAGAGAAGCGCCCGTACTGAATATACCTCTGCGTCCTAGTTTACCCAAACTACGCTATTTTTACCTTATAAACCGCTGCGTTTGCTTCAAACTTAACCTCATCTCCCGTTGTGATTGTTTTAGATGATGTTAATGTATCGTATGATAAAAGGTTTCCACCCGTTGCAGCGTCATATATAGCAGCATAATCTGCTGTTGCTCCTGCTGATGCACTTAATGTTATAGTTATATCTGATATGTTGTCTGCTTGGCGGAAGGTACCGCTAGTAGTAACACCACCCAAAGCAATTGCATCTCTAGTTGTTGAACCTTTTATTGTGTTTGTTATTTCTGTACCCGCTCCCGATGGGTCGCCATTGAATAAGGCGATGTACACTGTTGTTGGCGCTGTGGGCATATCAGTTCCCTTTACCCAATCAATTAATTCGTCTGCTAAATATTGTGAAAATGGCATAATTTGTTATTTACTTGTTTGTTATTTACTTGTTTGTTTTTATATTTTTGATTCTATTATTTCAAGTCTCCTTGAATATTCTTTATGGCGTTCATCATCTCTTTTGATTAACATTTCAACCATTGCGTCTATCTTATTAAGCTTCTCCATAGCCGCATCTTTACTTTGATTACTCGCCTCTTTATGTGCTGTAAGTTCTATTATCTTTTGTTCTCTCACAGCATCTTCCTTATCGTTAGCTTCTAAGCGTTCTAATATTCTTAGCACTGTTTCTTCAAACTTGTCCAATCTACCAACAGAACTCTTTACAGTTGTCCTTACATCTGCATACCCCGCAACTATCGCCACAAGCGCTATAAGAAAGTCTATGTGATTTAATAGTTCATCCATTACTCATTACTTCTTTTCTGCGAATTTTTGAAATACTTTAGTTCCCGCTGAATAAGCAAGTAGAGTAACTACCATTGGTAAGGCATCGCCTATTGTTATATTGCTTACAAATACAGAGCAAATAGATATTAATATACCAGCCATTGCAGCTATAAATGTCTTTAATCTTGTAATGGATTTAACTCCATCGCTCTCTTCAAAAAACCCTACTTGTCCGTTCATTTCTCTTTGGTTATTTTATAGTTAGTTATTATTGAATCACCACAGCTAGTTAACACTGTAATTTCGTATTGTCTTTTACCCCAACGTGGAGTCCAATTCCAATTGAATAATCTCTTTCTTTCATCTGTAGTCACTATCGCAAGTTCTGTCTTGTCTTTTACGCTGAAATCTCCTATGGTATCCATATTAAACCACATAAAATCCACTTCTAAGCCGCAAGTGTTATAAGATGCTCGGTTAAGCATTAAGCCCTCAAAATCGCTTGTAATTATCTTTACGGTATCTCTGCTGTATTTCTCTGTTCTTATGTATTGAATTTCCGTTATTGTCTTAGGATTCTTTTTTAAAGAGTCTAATACCCATTGGAGTTCTTTCTTTTCTTTTAATATTTCTCTAAAGCCCTTCTTGCTTATTGTAGCCTCTTGGGTTGAACGGGAAATATCTAAAGCCATTGACTGCAACTCTCCTTGCGACTTCTGATTCTTATTTAGTAAGTCCGTATTCTTATCGCAAGTAAGTAATAATAGCGCAAATAATAGCCCGATTACTATAAAATGCCAATACTTAACTAATATCTTGGCTACTATGTCAAGTGCAATACTCACTACTTATTTTTGGTTTCCGTAGTTAGTAACTGTTACTGTACAAGCACCCGTTGTAGAACCTTCTACATATATAGGCTTTACGAAGTTATATCCTAAGCTTGCTTGTCTGTCTGCTAGAAATCTACTATTATCTGATGTGGTGGAGGTAATTGTAACTCCATCTACTTCTGTATCTACCCCTTGGTCAGCCGCAATTCCTATTGCTATAATCTTACAATCTTCTTTGTCGATTACTTTTAATGCTGTTGTAGATAGGTCAGATGTAAATGCAGAATTAAGTAATCCGCTAACACCATCTCTTTCAACCCATTCCACTCGTCTTGATTCCTTTTGCGTTGAGTCTGTTATATAGTCACCCACCTTTACTTGGTCGGCTGTGCTTGTTATAAATGAAGCCCCGAATGTATCAACAGTTCCAGTTGCAGCAGCATCGGCTGGAATAAATGTGTCGGTTGTTACGTTAAATGTTGCCATATTGGTTATTTTTTGTTAAATACAAAGATACTAAATTTAAAATTATCACTCCGCTAATTTATCTAGCCCATCAACTAAAGCTCTCTTGGCTTTTATTACATCTCTATTCTTATCGGCAATTGATAAATATTTCTCTATTAATTCAGACTTTCTCTCTATGTTAGATTCCTTGTAACTAGATTTACTCATTAATTTATCCATCATTTTAGCCCTAGACTTGCCTAACACTGCTGCGTATTCATTATATAAAGTGTTATGCTCTTTATCTTTTAATACCTTGTATTTCTTCCCATTATAGGATATTATTCTGCTGGGTAAATTAGGCACTACTTTAGTGTTAAGGGTTTGTCTATATACATTATATATCTCTAAAGACTTTTCATCGTGCGGTACGGTTTGAGATTTAGATACGTCAAACAATTGATGAAATAATGGGTTCTTACCATCAGGAGTTCTCTTTATTTTCTCGCCCCACATATCTACTCTCACAGGAAAGTCTTTATATATATCAATTCCAACTATCTTTTTAGGAGGGTATATTTTACTAACAATAAGTGATTCTAGCATAGAATGAGTATTATCAGAGCGCATATCGTGTAAATACGTTTCCGTTGCTCTGTCTATGGCGGAAAATGTGTTTGGCGCACCAATTACTGATACAGCTCCAAGCGTTTGTTTTACCCATCGCTTGGTTTCATAATCACCTCCAGTTATAGCGTCTAGTAGTGATGCTGTACCCGCTAAAAAAGACTGCTCTGTTGCATATTTTGTGGTTGCTGGTACTGCGCCTAGATTTATATATTTTCCACCTTCCTTACTTACCTTATCCCAAAAGCCTAAATCATCTTTTATGTTTACATATTTTGACTTTTCAGCTTTATAGGTATCTTCGCTTTGAGAAGACCTTATAAGGATAATAGCGCCTAATATTCCTAGCTTTTTTAAGTTTATAACTTCATCGCCCTCTTGAAGTTCCGTTCCTTTACCGTTTAGTAATCTTTTTAGACCAGATAAATTTAAATGGTCTGGCGGAAAGCCAACTGCCCTTTTTATATTCTGCTCATCTTCTGGGTCATCCCCAAAATCAAAAGGAGAACTTATCAAGCCCTCTGCTATTAACATTCCAGCTACTTGACTCATTATTATTCCAGTTGTAAAAATTCCAATATTTTTATTACCCTGCTTTACATCACCCTTAGAGTATGCGTGTACAGCTTTACCCAGAGCTACTGGCGGCAGTACAAAGTCTATCGTTTGACTTATTATATTTGAAGGAGTTTTAACGTATGGTATCGTTGTTCTGAATAAGAACGATAAAGCGCCACCTATTCTTGGTACTGATTTAGCTTTCTTCTCTATAAAGTTAGTAATATCTATTGCTGTTTTTGATAATAGACCCTCCTCCATAAATACAGCCTCAGCAGCACTTTCATTAACATCCTCTAATGTTTTAGCGTCTGGAAGCATTACAAAGTTTCTTAACTGCTGACCGCTCAATCCTTTCCTTTTACCCTGCGTGTAAAGTTGCTTGTATTGAGTGAAATAATAGAACGGCTTATCGCCTAATGCTAATAACCTAAACATTACTTCTGGGGCAGCGCCAAAGAATGATTCATATATTTTTTTCAATCTATCATTCCTATCTATTCCAGACTCAGATAAAGCCCTATCTCTTAATTCAGAAGACTTCTCTAAGTCGCCATCCATTAGCGCTCTCTTAGACTCCTTCATTAATTCAATACCTTTCTTACTTAATGTCTTTGGAAGTAGCCCAGATTCTATACCAAAAGCATCTCCTAATTTAGTGTCTGATATTGCTTGAGTAAATGCTGTTAATGGTCTGAACGACTTCTTTACCTCTCCCTTAGCGTAAGAACTATCACCTTTTAACAAGATTCCCCAAGCCTCTTTAAGTCCTTTTGCAGCTCCAATCCATCCAGCCACATATTTCATAGGGTCTAGCGAACCCGTTCTTTTACCAGTGAATATGGATTGAACTAAATCAGACATATTAGATACTATATCAACTGGAATCATTAGTCCTTGCTGCGCTATATTTGCTACTATGTTTGTTGCTTGCGACATAGGCGTAAGTAAATTACCTTGTAGTGTCATTTTAGTCATATCACTCCAACTCATAGGTATGAATCCTGATGACTTATCGTAAAATTTCTTGGTGTCTTTTTCTGCTTGTTTCTTTAACTCATTTAAAGTTTTTATATCTTCTTTTGTTGCATTACCCCCTTTATCTTTTATAAAGGCATCTAGCTTATTATTCGATTTAAGCATTGATTCGGCTAACTTAGTTAAGTCTGCTTTCTGTTTTTTAGTGAAAGCCTTACCTTCTTTTTCGGCAAACTTTTCTAAGGTCATCATTATTCCTGCTGGTGTACTGTTTTTAAGTGTTGCAAATTGAGCGATTAACTGACCCATTCTAGTACCCTCTTTAGCAAATCTCTCTACTATATCATCTATTGGCTTACCTTCCGCTAACCTTCTGTTTATAACTTCAACAGCAGCTAATACAGCGTTATTATTATTACCATCTGAAACTATATTAATACCCGTTTGATTCATTGATTCTATCAACTCATCTTCAGATAGATTATCTAAATTTTCTTGTATCTCAGCCCAAGTTTGAGGGTCGTAATAGTTTTCTGGATTTTGCTTTATGTTTTCCCTTAGCTTACTTAGTGATTTAACTCTCTTATCCCCTAAAACGCTTTCAGCGAAACCTCGTAGTTTTCCTTTTTTACCATCAGATTTTTGGGAATCCTTATTCTGTTCTTTAGATTGAGTGCCTTCTTCATCTATATTTTTATTCGATTCTAGCGAAACCTTGTCGTATATATTTTTAAGTTCAGGCTCTATGTCCTTTCCTAATACTTTTATCATTTCTTTAGAGAACTTCTTAAAGTCTCCAACCGCATCCTCTAGCACCATTCCTGCGTACTCATAGAACTCTGGGTCTGCTAATAATGTTGGTATCCTACTAGCGTCATTAAGCGTATTAAAGAATTTATTTCTAAGTTCTTTTTTTCTAGCTTTTCTTAACTCCGCTTCCTTAACCTCTACTTTAGGCTTACTAGCTTTCTCTTTTACTGGCGTTTTTTTGGTTTCTACTTTAGGTGGTAATGCTTTGGATGCGTCTTGTTTGGTAGCACCTTTTAAAATAGGCTCTAATGCAGAAGCTAACATCTCATTAGCCTTCTCTTTACTATATCCGTCTTTTATAAATTGACTTACATAGCCACTGAATAATTTATCTAAAGGGATACCTCTTTTATTAGCCTCGTTAATAGCTACTTTAAGTAGGATGCCGTCCCCTAAATCTTTAGTTGGGTCTCCGTTTAATAAAGCTTTTGTTGCTGCTTTAGTTAATTCAGAGTCATCCATATCAACTATATCCAAAGCATTTATAGCTGCCCTTATTTCTGATTCTTCGGCAAACTTAAATTCTTTTTTCAGTAATTCTTCTAATGATTTTAAAGGATTATTAGAGTTCATAATAGACTCCCATTCTCTTTTCTCTAACTCCTTTTCTACTTCATTAAATTCTTTTTTGCGTTCAGGTGAGCTTAAATCAGATTCTAGTTCAGTCCATCTATCCTCTAATTCTTTAGTGTCTTTTTGCTGTACTTCTTTACCGCCTTGTTTAGATTTTAACTCAGCTATTTTAGCATCGTATTTTTCATTAATTCTATTAATATCATCTTTCCCTACAAGATTACCATTAACAGTAGGAACTTCGCCAGTCTCATTTGATTTAGCAATGGCTAATTCTATTGGCTCTAACTCTGCTCTACGCAGTTCCTCTATATCTTCTTCTTGCTGTACTTCTTCACTATCTCGTTTACCCTCTTGCATATCTGCTGTGGGTTGCTCAGTTGTTTCTTTTCCATTTGTTTCAGTATTTGCCCTTCCTTCGTTATACGCTATAGGATTACTAGGCACTACAATATAACCCTCTTTCCCAATTTGAACTTCGCCTAAATTTAAAGTTTCACCTTTTATTGATGATTCTAGCATAACATCAAATGCCTTAACGCTATCATTTAAAACCTTCTTTTTAACGGGGTCTTCTTCTCTTTCTGCTGCTCTTGCTACTTGGTCACGCTTAAACTTTATAGCATTATATTCTTCACTATTATCTGTGTTGTAATTATCTATCTCTTGCCCTAAAAATTCAAGGGTACTTTCGTCTATATTTCCGTTTTCGTATAGCTGAGATATTTCTAATTTCGCTAAGTCTTTTCCTTTCTTATTTATAATGCGCCCTATTTGCTGCATAGCAATATCTGGATTTGACGCTATTGTATTTTGTTCTTTATTTATAGCACCACCCATACCTAATAAGGCTACTGGAAGCATATTAAGACCTGTTTCGACAAAGCTCTCCGTAGATGCGTAATCAATAAAACCTTCGTAATCACCCGTTTTCTCAATAGATTTCTCCATTAAACCTTGTGGGTATTCTTGCATTAATTCACTTGCATATTCAACCGCACCACCCGTTGAGATTCTTAATACGGGGTTAGATATTTTCTTAAATGCACCAACAAACGGAAGCCCCTCAAACATATATAAAGGTGCTAAGGCAATTTGACCGTCTATTGTTTCGGAAGCAGCGTTCTTAGCTTGTTCCTTTGAGCCAGTTCGCTCTAAGGCAGACTTATAAGACCTGCCAGCCATATCAACGGTTTCAGTAGCTAATCCAGACAATCCAGTTGCTATAATTCTAGTAGCCATACTAGCGTTTCTAGTTGCCACACCCGTTGCTATACCAGTCGCAATAGCAGGAAGCATACTACCCGTTAAATTACCACTACTCTCTACCACAGAATAAAGTGATAGGTCTTTAAATGACTGTATAGAACTAACGTTAGGCTGAAAATATTGCTCCATCTTCTCACCCCATTCCCCATCTCCACCAAATGAAGTAGACCAACCTTGCATAAGACTTCCGAATGAAGACAATGTTGATGTTACATATCTTTCTTTTAATGGGTCTAACCGAGCTATACTTCCTAATGAAATTAAGCCCTCTTTGTTTTTATTGGATTCGTCATAAAGTTCTTTTACAGACTTCTTTGTTACCGACTCTATTTTACCCTGAATGTCTTTACTTACTTTGTATTTTTCAGATAATTCATTAGAGAACTTAGTCGCTAATTCATTATATGCTTTGTTTTTTTCGGCAGCTAATCTGTTAATCTTAGCGCCATATTCATTCTGTAATTTTGACTGCTCAGATACAATTTCGTCTACGCTTGATACATATTGATTGTATAAGTTTTCTTGTTTTTTAGTGTATTCTTTTTGGTCGAACGGAATATTGTTAGCAACTAATTGCTCGTATTCAGCTTGAAGGGATAGAGCTGACTCCTTATAGCTATTAGATAATCCGTCTACCTCAAACTGACCTTTCTTTGCGAAATCATTTAACACCTTAGTGTATTCAGTATTAACTGAATCTATTTCAGATTTATTTTTAGCAGCAAGCCCAACTAATGTTTTTCCATATTTGGTTTTAAACTCAGATTGATATTCAGCGCCTATCTCACCTTCGAGAGATTTACCATATTCTTTTTGATAGTTTTCCTCTACCTTTTTATCTAGTTTTTTGGTAGGTATATCAATAGAGAACTGCATTTCATCCTCTAATGATTTTTTGAATTTAGCCTTTAATCCAGCATCTTTATCATCGAAATACTTATCAGCCTCTTCATTTATTTTGTCTAGGTTAGGAACTCTAAGACCGTAATAATTCTCACTTAAATATTCTTCCCTTACTTTTCCGTCAGTATCATATATCCTAGACTTAGCACTAGCCAATTGAGGATTTATAATTTTATTTACCTTTTCCTCTAACTTCTTTGCCGTTGCTTCTACTTCACTAGTAGCGGCATCCTTTTGGTCGTTTAGGCTAGTCATCGGGTCGTAGTTAGCCATCATATTAGGGTCATCGCCATAAGCCCTTGACTTAGACGCTTGCTCTAACATATTTTTATTCTCTATCTTCTGACCTAAATCACTCTCAATAGCTAAATACTCGTCATAATCAGATGTTTCATTATATCTAGGCTTTTCACTTTCAGTAGCTTTAGGTGCTTGCGATAAAAAGTAATCTAAATCAATCCCTTCTCCACTCTGTTCTTGCGTAGGTGATGGCGTTTCCGATGAAGATGTTGTAGTAGTACCTTCCGACTGCTCTAATGGCTCTTGTGAGCCTTCGGGCTTTCCCATAGAGTCTACCTCCTTAGACTCGAAGTAATCTTTACTGAAGCTAGACTCATCTAAATCAGTCATCCCCTCAGAACTTAGGTACGAATAAAGTTTATTTTGCTTTTCTTTGTTTGTTGAATACTCACTAGAAAACTTATCGTAAGATAAATCAGTCATTCCTTCAGAAGAAAGGTAATTGTAAAGTTTTTTTCTTTTTTCGTTAGGCATACTTAGTTGAATTGTGGTTTTTTACTTGATTCTTTTTTACTGTCGCTATTTTTAGCAATACCCGCCTTAGAACCAAACATCTCATTTAATTTAGATTCGTCTAGCGTATATTCCCCTAAGATTATTTCTTCATTTCCTTTATACGGAACTTCTTCTGTTAAATTATCCCTCCTCTGAATGACTATCATTCTTTTTCCGTTAGGGTATTGCTTCATTTGCCTTATCCTGCCATTTATTAAATCGCCACCTTCTTCGTAAAAGTCAACCGCTCTTATAGGTGTGTCTCTATTCTCTCTTGATATTGTTACCGTATTAATGTCTCCAGTAGAATTATCTCCCATAGGAACATCCTTTTCTACACCTACCGTATATCTATATATATCATCCGCATATCCGCTTCCAGTACGTCTAAATCCTTTTGGTTCTTTATTATCTCTTGGAGTATCTTGGAACGATGCGCCCCTTACATTGTCTGTAAGCTGATTTGCGTACCCTTCTAATGCACTTGGATTAAGTTGAAAGTATCTACTATGCTGTCCTGCAAAACTCTCTAATGTAGCTTTATTTAAAGCAGGGTCAACAGCAAAATTCTCATTAACTATCTCTTTTCCGTACATCATTGTACCTGTTCTTTCTAATGTAGCCTCACCTTGCTTTGCTAGCTCATCTCTTCTTTTCATTGTGGCTTCCCAATCAGCAGCAGACGGTATAGGCGCAAATTGACTACCCGTTATTCCGTAAGCCTTAGCCATAGCCTCATTAATATCCATTCCCTTGAAATCAGTTTCTAAGCCTTGTTGTATTAAAGCTTGTGCTTGTTCTCCTGCGAAAATATCACCCTTAGCCGCTTGAGCGGTTAATGTAGAAAGATTACTACCTATATCATTATAGGCTTTATTAGTAGAGTTTATCTTATTAATATTTAACGCTAACTCTTCGTTAGATAAATCAGCGGCATTAGATATTAGTGCTTTGTTTTGAGCCTCAATCTTTGACCTTACAGCGGGCGACCAATTTCCCTTCAAGTCCTCTATCTTGCCTAATAGGCTCACTCTAGTTTCTCTATCCCTCTGAGCAAAGTTCTTTTGTTGAGCCTCTTGTTGCGCTTCTATACCCTTTTGTTGGTACGCACGCCTGTTTTGGTCATCTACAAACGATGTATCTAACTCTACCTTAGGGTCTTGCGCTAATCCGTAACCCCTTAAATTCTGTGGTTTTCTTTCTAATGCCATATCTTATTGTCCTCTTAAGCTAATCCCGCCTCCAAAGCCTTTTGATGGTGTTTGATACTGAGTACCCCATCCTTGTTGCAGCCCACCAAATCCTTGTGTTTGCGGAACTTGAAAATAACCACTTTGCTGTACGGGCGGCACTTGTGATTGAACGCTTGTAGGCGCTCCACCTCCGCCTAAGCCACCTCCAGCAAGACTTGCTGCAAATGAAGATGCTTGACCTAGCGTATTTACTACCTCCCCTGCCCCTGAGTACATCATCTGCTCTCCCGCACCTTGTAGTGCCATTGCGTAGTCTTGGTCAAAGTAATTACTGCTTAAATCCCTTGCGTAGTTTTGTTGTTGGTTTCCTATCTGAAAGTTTAATCCTCTATTCGCATAAGTATCCATCTGACCTATCGCATTACCCTGAAAGCTCATCGCTGTTCTTTCGTTAGCTAACTTCTGACTAGCATCCATAGAAAGTAATTCCTTATACGCATTTACAGCATTTTGGTCTGCTTGTGCTACACCAACTAATCCACCTCTACGGCTTGCGTTAGCGTTTAATGTTTGTGCTTGTGAGCCTTGTATATTCTCTAAATATTGTTCCTTTAGTTCTTCTGGAATACCCTCTTTAGCTGCTTCATCATACCTAGATTGTAAAGAGGATATTTCAGACATTCTTTGATTAGCAAGCGCTTCCATTGTGCCTTGCTGTATTTTCTGCTCCCTTTCGTTCTGAAGGTTTAATGCCATTTCTTGAACCTCTGCTTTATTAGCCTCAAGTTCTCCTTCTTTCTTTTTCTTTCTTCCGCCTATCATTTTAGATACACCGATTCCTGTACTACCAAGTAATGCTGCTGTACCTAAAACTGATGCTGCTGTTACTATTCCTGCCATTATGATTGTTTTTTGTTATGTTCGTCCATTGTTATAGAAAAAAAGTTATCCTCCACTTCTTTCATATCTCTTGTGTCTGTTGGGTTAGCTATAACATTTATCCAAACACAATCCTCAATGCACTTTATTAATCTTTTAGTTCCTTTATTTGAGTGCGACCAACAAGGGGCTATATGCTCTATAACACCGTTATCATCTTCCACTAATACCCTTCCTGATAATAAAAACCAAAAATGGTTAGTATTATGAACGGCACTAACAACATATGATTCCGCCTTCATTTTCATTTGTCGCATATAAAGACCATCGGTAAAGTTATTGGTAATAGGAAAATCCTCGTTATTAACTAGGTTTTTTCCATCACCATAAACGCCATCCAAGTTATTGTTACTTATAATAGCCTCTTGCAACCGCTCAAGTCTATCGTTATAAGTAGTTATATCCGATGTATTTTTTGTAACCGCAAAGTCCATTAAATACAAAGATACGTTAAATAAAGCTTTTAATATATCTTAATGTAGAGCTAAATACTTTTACTAACGATGTAGCTGTATTATTGATTTTAGCAATGAAGTATGTGCCTATCATTAAGTCCCCTTGTGTAATAGGATTTGTTATGCCGCCAACAAGAGGCGTATTCTCATCCATTAGTATGTTAGCCCATTGCCTTCCTTCTTTTTCCTCGAAATCTCCGTTGATTAAGCTAGTGCTTTGTCCTCTTTCGTTTGTTCCGCTGTCCAAGTAGAAGTTAGTGTCTGTTGATTCTATCTCTAATGCCCTAGCGTTCTTTGTGTTAGTAGGCTCTGCGGCAAAAGGAATGGTGATATATGATTCGTGTTGAGCACCGTAAAAGTTTCCATAAGAGGAAACATTAGGGCTGTTATGTAAATAGAATTTGCCATCTTTACTAGAGCATAATCTACTTCTCGCACTACCGAATACATCGCCTTTGTAATCAAAGAAAGACATCCATTTATTATTCTTGGGGGAGTAATTAAGAACGTATTGCTGTCCTTGTATTACCTCTACGTCAACAGCGGGATTGTATGTCCCCGAACTAGTTACGGTTGCTTGTATTGTAGTTCCACCGCCAAGCTTAGACCAATCTCCACTACTTACTGTTTCTGTTACGAATGGCGCTGCTGTAAATGTTTTTAATACTATATCTTCACTTAGGTCAAGTTCCGTTACCTGTGCTTCTGTAAGCGTTATTACTACTGTTGTAGGTGGTGTGGTTACAACTGTTCCCGTTGATGTTGACTTATTGTTTATTGATAATATAAACGTATCAAACTCTTTATCGTAAACGCTTTGTATTACGGGTTTATTGATTAACCTTTGAGAGCGTATAAGAACTTCATCAAAAAAGAATCTCATTCCAGCATCACTAATAGGTTTCACTTCTAATCCACTTGATATTAGTACTGTGTTTTTGCTTCTATCTACAAACATTGATGCTCCGCCAAAATAGGAAAGGCTCTCTGGATTGTCTGATATACCATAATCTGATACAGAATATCTAGGAGTTCCGAATACATCAGTAGTTTTGCCTACGAAATTATTACCGTCTAATGAGTTTATTTCCGTTCTACCCATTGGTAAAAGCCCCATCTTTCTGTCGAATAATACTTTTAGATATTCGTTTTCAGAAAATATCTTTCTTATAGTTCCGTATTCGTTCTTTAGTTCCCTAAAGTTTATATCGTAAAAGAAGCCTAATCCGTTTATGTTAGTGTTTTGTACTAACGGGTCGCTCCATCTTAATGTTGTTTTTAATTCTGGAAGCCTACTATCCTCTAATGCGACTAATGGTCTTTTTAAGCTAATAGACCTAGAAGGCACTCTAATATCAGCGAACGGTACTTGTAGGAAAAATGCACCACCTACCGCAGTTCTCCCGCCAGATGGTATAGTTTTACTAGGAGGAAAGTTGTTAGCGTCATAATCTAAGAATGTGTAGCTTAAATACATATCACCTGTATCAGCGGGTTCATATACTAAATCCGCAGGGGGTGATATTACTTGGTTTTGGCTTGGTGCGTTAGGGTCGCCAAAACCCGAAAGGGTAGTTATTAATGAATCCAATCCTAAATGGGCTAAATCCCCATTAGCATCATACCCAATCTTACAAGGATACCCGTACTCTCTCCATAATGCGTTATTTGAATCTGTGCTTTTTTTGTAAACCTCTAAAATGTCTCTGACAGTTGGCTGTGTATTCCATTGACCGCTATTTATCTTAATATATTTCTTAAAGTTCATTTTATCCACAACAACAGATGCACCAGAACCGTCCCCCTCTACTATAAGCGTAGGAAATGAAGTATATCCATTTCCCGAATTAGTTATAGTTACTGTTATTATTGAACCAGAGCCTATTGCAGTTGTAAAAGTCGCCCCACTACCACCTCCGCCAACAGCTTTTATTGTTGGGTTTGCAGTAAAGCCACTACCTCCGCTAATTATGGTAACGGATGCTATTTCTCCAGAGTCTAGCGTTTCAATAACCTTTGATTCATCGTAATGCGCCCAATAAGAAGATGCCGAGAAGTCGTAAACCCCTCTTACATAATATTCATCATTAAAGCTAAGAGGGAATTGGCTATCTTCGTTGTCATTATTAAATGTTCTTGGTATTTGTAGGCTTATTAATGACTGTCCGCCCGATGCTGCTGGCGTATCAACACCCGCCATAAATTGATAGGCTAAAGGTGTACTTCCCTCATAATCAATCCCTATTGGTAAGTAACATGGTTGCCAAGTTTTAGCCCAAGATGGCGGTGCGTGACTTATTCTCATATTTAGGCTTACTATTACACTAGGGCTAGTTACTATCGAATCGTACCAATCCGTCTCTACTTCTTGGTCAATATTCGTTAATACTGTAGAAAGCCTTCCCTTACCATCCGAGTATCTTATACCCCATTTGTATTTAGCACCAGTTTTTAGTGTTTTTTGGTAACTCGCAGAAGGGGCTGTAGGTCTAGGTGCATAATATCTGTAAGATGAAATCATATCTAAATCTACGCTACTAACATCTAGCCCCTCATCTATATCTCCAAATACTATTCTATTATCTTCTGTTATTGCTAATGTACCCGCTTTTTTAGGCACAAAAGAATATAGCTGATTAGCCTCATTTTGGTCTAACGGAACTTTAGCTGAATTATTGTCGAATATTACTTCGTAGAATGACTCATATTGAACTCCACCACCCGTTACACCCCAATTATCAGATGCTGTATTGAACTTTGTAAATGTATATTCGTTTGATGCGCTAATATCAGAGCCGTCTATATCAGCAAACTTATACCAATCTCCAGAGTTTCCATTTCTACAATCTCTATACGCTACCTCTATCTTTTTTAATCTGTTTACTATTGCTGAATTTCTATACACCCTAAGTCTTAAACCGCCGTAAGATGTTGTTGGGTCTGCTAATACATTCTTGTTATAAGTATTCATTTCTGATATAGGCGACCAAGCACCATACATATCATCGTCAAATACCCATCTGTACTTAAACTGAAAATACTTACCAAAAAGTGAGTTATTGCTTGTCCCAGTATTAGCCCCATTTATCAATATCTGATGTAATGGCTGTAACGGGCATAAATCAAAATACTCTGCTTGTAATGCAGTAGGGTATTCAGACCCAATTAATTTATCTACGTTAATATATTTAGGCTCGTTATGATTGTCAGTCCAAAACAATAACGTTTGACCATCTCTTATTAATATAGCTGAATCTATGTAATTATTCTCTTGAAAGTTTAAATAGTTGCCTATCTCCTTCCAAATTAATGAGTTTTTTTCGGGGTCTTTTTCTCCTGCATAACTAGCGGATGTAAACCCAACTAAACAAATATAATATTTAGTCTCTGAAGATATACCGCCAATTCTTAATACTACATCACCAGCGGTGTAAGATGTTGCGTATGTAGGTGTAGCCCCGCCTAATGTACCTACTATTGAGTAAAAGTTATCTCTAACTAATTCTCTAAGAGTTTCATCTAAATAGCTATAATAAAGAATTATATGCTTCCCTTCGCTACTCCATAGGAATATATAAGTTCTTTGGTTTTCTTCGTCATCTTGTATCTTAACGCATTTATATCTACCACCAGACGGTAATGTATAACTTACTTCAAGTGTACTCTTTACATTTTCTAAGGCGTTATCATTCCCCCCATCAGTACTTGATACATAAAAGTTCTTAGCCTCTATGTACTCACCTTCTTTTAGGTATCTAGGGTCGGAATCTTGGTTCATTCCAAGATAAAAAAAACGTCTATCTTCTTGTACCATTAGCTTTTAGTAAATGCGCTGCTCTTTCTAGTCTGATTCATCATTTGGTTTTGCGTCATTGAACTGAATCTTTCAGCCATATGATAGCAAGCCCAAGTGAACTTATGCTCTAAATCTTGTATAACACCTCTTGGTGTGCTTTTTCTTCTTCTCTTACTAAACAATTCTATACCCGCCTTAATAGGCTCCCTCATAAACTGATGAACTAGAAACTCTCCGTTTATTGTAGATATATCTTGAAGGTATATTATCATATACTTGTCAGTAGTGTTTAAGCCTCCATTTACGTTGATAAATCCTCTTTCGTAGTCTATACTCCACTCACCATAAACAACGTGTCCATTGCTACCGAAATTGCCTCCTAAGTTCTCTCCGTGTCTGCTTACAGATAGGCTGTTGTTTGAATCTCCGTAACCGTTTGATTCAGCTAACCTTCCCGTAGAGGTTTGTCTTTCTGTATTGCCTTCACTATCAGTTCCTCTTGCGTTGGCGATTTTATTACCCAACCCTAATGAAATGAAGTGGTTTGCGCTATTTACAATTCCTAAGTCTATAATTCTTACGCAACCCGCAGGAATTACTATTTGGTCGTTAGAGTTTAACGTAACAAACTTACTTACAGGTATGCCCGTAAAATCATACTCCATCTCCCTTAATGCTTGTATGGCAAAGTCTAGGTAAAAAGATAAATCGTGTGTAGTCTTTTTGCCTTGCTCTCTAAGGTAGTCTTTTACTATGGATAATATGGGTAAGTCTCTATTCATTATGAATCTGCTAGGTTGTTATCGCTTAAATCTTCTGGAATGTCTTTTGTCAATACATATTCTTGAACAGCCATATTAATTATATCCAACTCTAGGTTAGGCGGAAATGGAAAATAATCATCATCCGCTATATCTTCGCTGCTAGATATTGAGTGTACATCTAATAATGTTTCTTCTGTCTGTTTTGCTGTAAAGTATATTCTATCTCCACTTAACCAATATCCCGTATTACCTTCTAACTCTTTTGAGGCAGAACCATTAAATAAAGAATTAAATGTAGATGGCACTTGGTAGTATTCAAATGTGTTATTACAAGGTGTTATCTGATATATACCCATATTCTTAGGGAGTACTAACGGCTTAAATGGTAGCTGTAAATACCATCTGTTAGTTCTAGTGTCTTTTGTAGGGGATAATTGCTCATAAGTAGATATACAGCCTTCCCAAACCATATCTTCCATTAAGTCATTACTCCACGCTTGCCAAGCGAAATCTGCAACAACTTTATCTCTAGCATTACCAACAGCAGCTACCATTTCCCTAAGAGATGTCTTAGCGTCTTGCGTTAGCTTTGGGTAAAGCTTCTTTAATGCTCTATATGCTAAATCTACTTTTGTCATTATTTGTAATTAACTAACGCTTCGTTTCCTATTGAGAAACCAAAACGTCTAACTATACCTTGTACTATTCTTTCTGTATGCTGCTCTGGTATATCAAAATCAACCGATGTAGACGAATCGTACACTTCTCTACTAGATGATACCGTGAAGCCCCAAATAGGGTCTAATGGAAGTCTGTAATAGCTGAGCTTAACGCTACTAAATACAGAGTAAGGTTTAATTTCTACCGTATCTGCATTAATAACTGCTATTGGATATGCTGTACTTGCTCTTGAGAAACCGCTAACTTCCGATGCGTCTGCTTCTGACTGACCCATCACTTGAAATTGAACTAGCTTACTCTGTGTTTGATTAATGTAAACTCTACCCGTTATTGATTGCAATTGCATATAATCACTAGGCTTAGTTACTAAGTTGCTTGAGTTCGGAAAAAGATTAACTGACACCTTTAATTCATCAGCTATGTCCATTGTTTGCTGTGAACTTTCAGACACACCTAGCACTTCATTATAAAAAGAAAGTTGTTCTAGCTTTGCGTAGTTATTAAAGTCGCTTGTCTTTATATAGCCTCCTGACTGATTCTTCTTTATAATCTCAAAGACTTGCGTCTTTACGGTATTTATATTTGCTCCCAATTTCTATTGATTATCGCCACTTGTTGATACGACTGAAAATTGATTCTCGTCTGTGCATATTAATTCTATAACATCAAATTCGCTTAATGTAAGTGAAGCTCCATTAAGAGTTCTAAGTATTTGTCCGTTTGCGCCAAATTTAGCAGGGTCTAAGTCTAGTGTAGCACCCACTCCAACATAGAATAATAATCTAGTCGCTACTGCGCATTTATTAATTTGAACTATCTCACCCGTTCCGTCTACAAAATATGTATTACCATTCTTAGCGTTTAATACTGAATCACCCGTAGTAGGGTTAATATCAGTAGCTATATTATTGTATTGACCATATAGCTGTAATGCTACGTTCTCTGATTTAGGAATAGCTGCTGATTGAAGCCCTATGAATACAGAATCAGTTGCGGATGTCTTTGGTGATAAAACCCCTCCCGAATTATTCCAATAAGCACTATCTAATAATTCACTTCTAATCTGTGTTGCTGTATCTGAAATTTCACTTCTTATTTGAGTTAATGAATCATTAGCCGCATACCCGTCATTTATAAAATACCTGCCATCAGCAGTAGAGTCTATTATAAACAAACTCCCATAAGCTCCGTACATTGATTCTCCGCTTAAAAACATCGTATCTCCATACGCAATCTTCTTAACTTTAAAGGGCTGATTCTTAGTTACCCAATTAATAGTGTCTTGCGAATATCCTGCTAAGCAAAACGCAGTAAGTATAAATAATATTACTATCTTTTTCATTTCTTATGGTTTAATTATGTGATAAGCTACCTTTACTCCCGTATATACAATTGTTCCGAAAGTAATTTCTCCCGTTAAGGAATTTAAACTTATGCTGTATGTGCTAATTGATTCTACGTCATCTCCATCTACGGTTATGATTACATCTCCATCTGCATAGTTGTAGTTTATAAGTTCTGTGAATGTATAGCTAGTAACGTCTGCCGTCATTGTAGCTGAACCCATTCTTACTATTGCAGGGGTTGTTCCTATACCTACTACTTGAGATACTGTTCCTGAACTACCGCAATCTCCCGTACAACTTAATAAGTCTTTTATTTCAGAGGTATAAGCCGCTGCATCCGATGATTTACCGCAGTTATATGCGCTTTGTATCAGTTGCCATAGATTAGAAGTTCTATTAAATAACTTCGTTAATCTAGCTTCATCTGTCTTATTGCCCGTATTTATAGCTGCATCTAGTTGCTGCTCTAATGCTTTCATACAACAATAAAGGTCGCAACCATCACTTCCACCGCTTACATAGATACCCTTATATCCCGTTACAGCATCTAGTAGTGTCCAAGTAACATCCGTAGAAGTTGCGTCTGTGTAATACCCGTTAAATGTATATGTAGCATTTGCTGACAAGGCTACTACCGAAGTAATATCAGGGTCAGTTGAATAGTAAAATACTTTTGTGTTTAATGTCTTTGTAGAACTATCAATGTTAGTTACATAAGAACCTAGACCTTGTGGGTGCGTAAGTGTTAATGTACCCGCTATTGTAGGGTCTACTGAATTATAAGCGTAACTTGTTTCGTCTACTGCTTTAAAGAAAATAGGGTTTATTACGCTATAACTAAGGTCTAAATCAGCCGTTGGTGAAGAATAAGTGTTATCAAACTGAAATGTTCTTTCAAATTTAACCAAAGGTGCTGCTACATCGAAATACGTTAGCGTTATTTGATAAGAACCTCTAACAACTAATGAATCAGCATCTTTTGGTAGGTTTAGCGTATCGCTAGAGCCACCCGATGTCATATTAGGGTTAGATGTGTCTGTGTTATTATAAAATGTAGTTCCTTGTGGGTCTACTATCTTAACAAGTATTCTTGAATCTCCCGAAGCCCAACTTAAATCACCAGAACCATAAGTAGATGTATCTGTAAGTGTTACGTTTTTGGCTGCGATAGACTCACCTGTTGTGAATGTTATGTCTGTTGATTGAGTTGCCATTAGTTATAATTTGTTAAATACAAAGATACAAAAAAGGTGGGAACTGATATGAACCCACCTTTAATATAAATTATATGTTTAAATTACTGACTACTCATCAGTTATTTTAGACTGTATGGTAAGTTTTAATTGTCTTACTAAATAAGCCTTCAAGTTAAACCCCTTAAACTCTAAATCGTTTTCAATCATTTTAACCACACCTTTCTTACCTTTTGCTAATTGGTTTTCTGGTTTTTTGTCGTCTAGGAATAAATAAGCACCCGATTGAATAAGAATACCTGCGTCTTTAGCCGCTTGTACTAATTCATCTGGAGTAAAGCTATCAATAACGTCTGGATTTTCATCTACGATATACTCATCGTCTGTTTCTCCCGTTAACTTGTAAAGAATGTCATTGTAAACTTCTTTTCCCGTTCCACCTGATTCACAGCAGTAATTAACTAATACATCTTTAGGCATTAGTCCTTTTCTTACTTTTAAGCTGATTACAGGCTCACTTGTGTCATCCCATAGTATTTGCCTAGAAATCTTGTCAAACTTAATTAAACGTAGCGTAAATGCTCTGTTTATCTGTATTCTAGTTTCTAGTCTAGGGTCATTGATAATCTCTAGTACTTCTTCTGGATTTCTTCTAGCGTGAGAAATTAAATCCATTTTAAGTTCCTTCTCATTCAATGGAACATTGTTTCTGTCTAAAGTGTTTCTACCTAGTAATTCAGCTAATTGAATTAGGTTTTCTTCTCTAGCTTCAATAATAAACTGAATTGCTTTGTGAGTTAATTCTTCTGAATCAAATCTTTCTTCCGCATCTTTAGCTTCTGATTCTTCTGTAAAGATTACTTCTGCATTTGGGTTTCTTTCTGGATTGCTACCGTTAGAGTTCATTGCTCTTAAATACTCAATAAGCATTGAATTTCTCTTTGGGTCTAAAATCATTATCTTGTCATTGAATGTTATTTTAGGTGCGGAAATTAATCTGAAGTCTTCTTCTCCCTTGTAGTTATTCCACTCATCCATATATATACTACGCTGCCCGTTACTAGGGTTGTAAACTGCTATACGCTTGTTTATAACTCCCGTCTTAGGGTTTTCTATGTTTATAATGTCTTTTGCTGGAATTGATACACCTCTGTTTGCGCCACTTCTTCGTGTGTCTAGTGCAACGTGTCTTTTGTCTAGTACGAATGTAACGTACTTCTCTACTTGTGCCATAATACTTTATTAAATTAAAATTTGTAAATACAAAATTAAACAATTTTTAACAAACAAAAAAAGCCCCAATGTTTCCATCAGGGCTTTTAATAGTTTATATAAGGTTAATTCTAGTTAGCCTTAAAGATACCATATCGGTTAGCAGCGAATCCTTCAAATCCTCTATCACAAGTCATATGAACGTTAAGTTCAGCAACATCTGATGTTGGTATTTGTGCTAATCCACCTGTTTCCCATTGACGGAATCCCATATTAGAACCTTTTGTCTCTAAGTAGTTTAATCTTAAAGAAGGTACTGAAGATGTTCCTCCACCAAATTGTGGTACGATTACGTTATCAGAAGGAATTACTAAGCCCATATTAGTGAACTTTTGTCCTTCAGCTCCTAGACCCCAAGGCTTATCAAAGATAGATAAGTGTTTTTTATCGAAAGCAAATCCACCATAAGTGATTTCTCCGAATCCAAACGCTACACTTCTTGAATCAGAAGGAGTTCCGTTATAAGAAATACCACCAGAATTTAAGCCAGTTGTAACTCTCATTAGGTTATCAATCTCTACAGAAAGAGTATGACCAACCCACATTGTGTTTTTTCTACTTCCTTCGTATTTAACCAACTTAGCAGCTAAACTATCGAAATCATCTAAAGCAAATGAACCAACGTTGTAAGTCTCTACGTTTCCGTAAGCTTCCATCCAAGGAATAAGACCTTGACTTCCTAATACAGTTCCAAATCCTGATGTGTCAGCCAAAGTAGTGTTAGTTACTTGGTCGCCAATCAACATAGACTGCTCTAATTCTACCATAAGCACTTTGTAAGCGTCATAAACAGCTTCGTTGTACCATCCGCTAGAGTTACCATCTTTACCTAAGTTCTCGAACCAAGTTTCAGTAGCAGTTTCTCTGTCTGTTACTTTGTGGTCGTTTCTTAGAGTTTGGATTGTATTCTTATATTCAAATACAGTCTTACTAGAAGAAGTTCTTTGAGAAGAAGCCTCACCCATTAAGTTGTAAGCGATTATAATAGTATCAGTAGTTGCTACCTCTGGAATAGCATCTGCTGGATTCAAAGGAATTACATCGTATGTAGCTCCAACTACATCTGTAACCAAACCTTTTACTCGGTTAGGAAACATTAATACGTCATTCTTTCTTACAGGGTAAGTAGTTGTGTTTCCAGCTTGTACATAAGCTCCACCGTTATTAGCGGCATCCCACTTATAAGCTGTTGCAATTGTGTGCGTAACCTCCGCTCCTGCTGCTCCTTCGGAAGCAAGAGATGCTAGTTTTACTACTTCCTTAATGTAATCAGATTCAACGTGAATATACTCGTTGTTCTTGATTCCGTTCATAGCCATAGTCATCTCACAAAATCCAGAAATCATCTGGTTTCCGAAAGGATTAACTAAAGTTGGGTCGATGTTTGGTTTACGAATCGACTGGTCGTATGTCAATGCAAGCGAATCAACGTATGTGTTGTTTGTGTAATTCGCTGTAGTTGCTGGTGTTGTATTAAATCCCATTTTTATTGTTTAAAAAAATTGTTTTACATAATTGTCGGTATATGGGCTTTACTGTATGCATCTGCGTTCCTATCCTTAGCAACCTCATTTGGTTTAGCTGTGGTTTCGGGCAAAGAGGCATTAGTTAACTCATTAACCGCTTCTTTTTCACTCTTAGCTGAATTATGCTCCAACATCTTATTATGAATACCAGACCTTAACTCTGGGTTTTGCCAAATTAAATTCTCAACTGTGACTGCTAAACCTTCGTCCTTAACACGATTTTCTATAGAGCCGTTTTCGTCAATTAATAATCTGAAGTCATTCTTAAAGATATTTCCTAAAGCTTCATTCAATGTGCTTACATTTTCTTTTGAGAACTCGTATTGTATTACGTCATCCCCTACTTTAATATCGTAAGCACTATTCTTATTAAAGTAATCATTAACCTTTGCTTTAAACTGTCTCTCCGCTTTTGGAAGGAACGTTTGTAGCCTTTTTTCTTCTTCTTGAGCCGTTATCCTTTGTTCATCCTGTGGATTCATAGGTGGCTTCGCATTTTCTTGTCTTTCTTTTAGCTTACCTAAGTAAGTTTCAGCCTTTATGTCTAAGTCAGCTTTCGCTCGTTTATGCTCCTTGTCCTCTGGTGTAGAGTATTCGTCATACAAAGCGTCATAATCATTCTCTAACTTAGCTCTTAGCTTCTCCTCTGATACATTAGGAAAGTCTAATTTATACCCCTCTAACACAACGTCTAATGCTTGGTTTACATCGTTTAAATCATAATTATTGTAATCTCTAGTTGTTAAAGACCAATAGCTGTTATCATTTAAATCGTAACCTTGCGCTTCTAATTCTCTTGCTCTCTTAATAAAATCACTTTCTTCTGTTACATTTGATTGTGATTCTAACCATTCTTGCTTTTTAGCCTCGAAGTCTTCTTGTGTTAAATAACCTAAGTCTTTGGCTTTAGAGCGCACCAAATCTTCATTTAGTTCTGGTGCTTGCTCCTCAACCGATGGAGGTTGGGACACGTTATCTTCTACGACAGTTTCTTCCACTATCGTATCTTTTATAGGTTCTTCCGTTTGTGCAACGGGAGTTTCGTTTTCTACTACTTCAGTTGCCTCTTGTGCAACCTCTTCTGATTTCAAAGAACTATATTCGTCCTTGCTTTTTCCTAAGCTAGTGTTTATTTCTATTCCGTCCATAATAAATTAAATTGATATATACAAAATTAATAAGATTTTTTAACAAAAACCTAAGCCTGTGTTTGACCCGTTGATGCGGCTCTTTTCTGTGCGTCATCTGCTGGTCTAGGTGTGCTTCTAAAAGGCTGTGGTATTCCCCTCTTACCGCCACCACCGCTAGGCGTAGAGCTAGGAGTAGATGTTAATGAAGAAGATGGTGAGCCGCTAGGGGTGTTGTTTAATACCTCTGTTTTTGCGTTTGTGTCCATGCTTGTTTTTATCAAGTCTTGGTCTACTTCACCCTTTAAAACAGTTCCTAATCTTCCTTCTCCTGCTTTTACTTTCTCTAACTCAGCCTTAAATTGATACTCAGCTTGCATTTTTTGCATAGCGAAACTATGCTCTATTTTCATTAATTCTAAGTCTGCTGCTTTTGCCGCTTGATTACTTTGAATCTGAATTTGACCATTAGCTTGCTGTAATTCAATAGAGCGTTGGTGCGCCTTCTGCATAAAATTGTCTGCCGCTCTAGCTAGATATTCGTTAGCTGCTTTATAGCTTCCCGCTTCTAATACCTCTCTTGACCTATTAGCTTCTGCCACTGATATTTGCCCTTGTTGTATCGCAATTTTAACAGACTCTTCAAACAATGCTTTTTGTTGTTCTGACGGCTTAAACTTAATTGATATGCCTAATTCAGCATTTGTAAGTTCTTTACTTGCTTTAAGCACTTCTACTCGCAAGCTACCCATAGCCATTTTATAGCCGTTAACTTTTATGCCTCTAGCTATATTATGCTTAATCATTAAGGCTATCCTATCTGATGTACGCTCTATGATATTAGTGTATGCGTCTGTAAGTTGTTTTGTTGCGGAGTTATAAGCAGATTCTCTCTTTTCTTCTACGCCTACTAATGCGCCTTTAGCTGCTGCTGTTCCATCTATTGTAGGGTTAATACCACTCACTTGATACATTTGAGATACCCAATGATTGTATATGCCTACTAATCTCTCTACGTCTGATGATAATCCGTTTTCTAATTCTTTTATAGGAGGCTGACCCGTTAAGGTTTGAGGTCTACCATTCTTATCGTGAGAGCGGTAGTATATTCTACCCGTCTTATCGTAAATCTCTGCTAGTCCCTTATCGTCTACCAAACCGCTACCCATTCCAGATGTAACCCCTTGTAGGGCGGAAATATCTATTGCAACGTTCTTTGGTCTTGCCTGACTAATTAAGTGCTGTATCTTTTGCTCTATATTAATCATTTGACGTACATAAGGAATCATTGATTCAGTCATCCCTTGACTCATAGTATCTTGTACGTTAGGTGTGTAGAACACTAAGTCAAATTCTGCATTAGTGTCAATTACCTTGTCCTTAATGCGTCTTACTATGTCGTTTTTCTTTTTGTACCCGAAACATTTATTTGTATCACATACTAAGTAGCCTTCGTAAATGTCTATAACAGACTTTCTGATTACTTCTGTTACGCCTCTTTTCTTAACTTTCTTTCCTTCTTCATCCTCGTAATACTCTTTGTAATTACTAGGTACTTTATCAAATGATACGCTATTTCCCTTCTTAGACTTTTTCTCTCTCCATACCTTGTGGTTTTCAGACTTGAATTGCCCAAACATAACAAGAACATTAAAGTTATCATATTCATTTGAAGTTATCCCTTCTTGGTAGTAAGAACCAAATGACCAACTCTGATTAGATACGCTTCCTTTATTTCCTGCATATCTCTTTGCTATGTCAAATAGTTCTGATTCTGATAACTCTCCGTTTGAACGTTGTCTTAGTTCATTTATAGTCATCTCTAGCACTATGCCTACATAGGTTGCGTCTGATGCGTCTGGCTTAGTGAAATAAGAGTATATTAAGTTTTTTCTGTCTATTGCTTCTGTTATAATGTTACCGTTTCTATCGAACCTAGTCCAAGTTCCTGCGCTGTCTAAAACGTGCAAATCCCTTGATATAGTTTTCTTTATTTCCTCGAAACTATTGTTTGCGTAAACATATCGTATTCCATTTTCAATAGACTCTTCTTCTTCTGTTTTCCAATTTAATTCTGCATCAAATTGTACTTCGTCTATTGTGTCTGGAGCGTCTTTTACCTCTTCTTTTATCTTGTCTAAGCCCGATGTGTCTTGACCTTGCGCTTCCATCTTAGCGATAGCGGCTTTAATCTTAACCTTACCGAACATCTCTTTCATTCGGTTGTCTAACTTATCTGTGCTGTCTTTGTCTATTGCCGTAGCAATTACATCGTAAGGTCTGTCTATTAGCTTGTTAGAAGAAATGTTGATTAGGTTCTTTAATACCCCTGCTGCTGCGGGAGTGAAATCCTTAGATAATAATGATGTATTACCATCTTCTAAAGTATCTCTGTCTTTATACTCCTCAATTGAAGGCGTACCCATAGCAAAGTTCCGTAAAGTAACGAACTTCTTTCTTTGGTCGAAAAAGTTATTAGCATCCTTACTATGCTCACCCCACATAGCCCTAAGATAAGCTAGACCATACTCTCGTGTAGCTTTCTTCTCTTCAGAATCAAATGGGTTTGGGAATCCTCTAAAGGATTTTTGAGCTTTTATATTATCCAAGTTGCTGAATTTCTTTTTACAAAGATACTAAAATTAAGATTAATTAACTATAAAGTTATTTAACCTTATATATCTTATGAAAACTCATTACATTAAAGTCTGCGGGAGCGGATAATTCTGACGTATCTATATTCATTCTACTCATTTTACACGCTAGTATTGCTATCATATATGCCACCGTTGCATCGTAGGGAGTCCAATTGTCTACCTCGAAATCTTGTAAATCTTCTATTAGGTTAGGGAATGGCATTGAGCCGTAAGTAGGGCTACCCGTTTGGTCTACTTCAATATAACCTATATCATCTACAATATGCGCTCTAGTAACGTTTACTAGGTTCTCTCGTATTCCTCCATTAGTTGCGTTATAAAAGCCTCTCTCTTTAAACTTTTTCTTTTGGTCTTTCTCTAGTTCGTTATACATTAGGTATTCTTCACATCTCTTATTCTCGAAATGACGAATCAATACTGACCCTGCGTTATTTTCTACGAAAACTCTAGCTGAATAGAATACAGCCATCATTATCATATCCTCTGCAAAGTCTGTTGGGTGGTCTTGTCTATATAGATATTCGCATACAGCTTTAGGTGTTTTATTTCCCATATAACCTATATCAAGAACTGCGTAAGCTGCGTTATCTGAGCCGCTTCCTGCTACGGGTGCTTTAAGGTTTGTAGGGTCAATACCTATTCTAACGTGTTCTCTTGTTGGTTCTCTACCATATTCTGATATTCTGTATTGGTTTCTATCTTCTGTTGGCGGCATCCACGCAACAGTCCATCTACCGTTTTCTTTATCTTCTTGAAAACCTACTTCGTTTTCTTCTCCGTTCTTCCAATAGAAGTTACCTCGTCTGTTTTCTGCGTAAATACCTTCATCTTCGTTATATTGTGATTGCTGCTGTATCTTAGCTAACGCCCAAGGACTTGCTGTTGATTCCATTAACCACATATCAGATTCTCTTAATGGATATTTCCTTCTGTATGATATAAGCTCAGAGCCACTTAATCTAGCCATTTCAGCTTCGTGAAACCTTCTAGCGTACTCTCTGTCTGAATACCCCCACTCATCAACCTTATACCCGTAATCAGCAGGTATAAAGAGTTTTCTTAATCCACTTATAGTTCTACCAAGTAAAGGGTCTAATGTCTTAACATTTGAGTTATCCCAAATATTTTTAAATCTAGCACCTCCAAATCTCTCCATATCCTCTACGGTTGTAGTATGCAAGGACTTACCTACCACCTTATCCCTAGACATAAAGCATTTAGAGTTTACCTCCCAACGCTCATCTACTTCTGCTACACCTTTCTCTACCTTACCTTCCTCATCGTAATACCCAAATCTAAACCCTAATCCATCTTGAGCCATATTGTTAGCGGGGAACGGCTTAATCCAAGAGTCTAATACATATTGGTATTCCTTTACTTCGCCCTTAGAACTTTTCTTTTGTGGTGCGGTAAAATATATAGCGTTACTTCTTTTTGTTTCACCCGTATCAATAGGCTTAAAGAAGTCTGGTAGCCTTTGCCAAGATTCTTGTATTTTTAAGAATACCTCTACGGCATCTTTATTTGTTTTAGATTGTATAGCGCACTTAGCACCCTCTAACATCATTGCTGTTGTATAGCATATAGCCCCGCCAACAGATGTTTTCCCGAATCTTCTACAAGTCCCCCAAACCGCACCCAATGAACTTTTGTCCTTCTCTGTACAATCCCAATGGTAGAAAGTATCTCTCTGTGCATCAATGAAATCTGGAGTTGTGTATGTACCATCATTAACGGATGGTATTATCCACCATTGAAGCATAAAGTAATGCTTACCCGTTACATATTCTAGTTGGTTGCCATTATAGAAGTGTATGCCCTCGTCTAGCCTTCGCTGTTCTTCTGCTACAAATTCTATTAATTCGCTTTCGGATAGCGTGTCTATTATATCCCTATCGTGTAGCGGAAACTTTCTATCATCCTTCTCTAAACCAAAATTAAATACATCGCCAACATCTGGCGGGTCGGGTCTTACATAATCATAGTCACCTACTCGTATGTTTGTTTGGAAATCATAGTAAATTTCGTGACATTCCTCTATGCCCTTACTTGTCTTTTCTTTGTTGGGCATAGAACTCTGGTTTTAATTCGCTTGGCTTTAGTCTTTCTTTCTTTGCTCTCGCAAGTTCCGTGGGGTCAATTCTAGTTTCTAATTTATATATAGCATCGGTAAGCTTCTCCATTTTATCGCCCCACTTTATAAACTCATCGAAAGCGTCATCATCTTGACCGAATATTATCTTCACTTTACTAATTTGCCTAGATATATCATCCATTTGACTTTTCAGCGCAACATATCCCTCTAAATAAGGGCTTTCAAATACCTTTTTAAGTATTCGTTTTGCTTCAGGTAAATCAAGTTTATCTATATAACTATGCTTCATAATTCTGCTAGTACGTTATCTTTTTTTACAGCGTAATACTTATTACCATTAAACTCAAATGAGTTATACCCTCGCTTCATATAAATAAGCTGCGTGTCTTTCTTATATGCGTTTGAATATACTACCTTACCTAAGCCTTTTGTTACCTTTTCTTTTCTAGGTAAATAAATGCCGTTAAAGTCTACCCACTCTTCGTCATCATCCATAGCTTCCATTATAATCCAATCACCAAAAGGAATCAATTCATCCCCATTGATTACAGCAAAAATATAGCTAGAATGTGTGAATATAACATCCTTACCGTCTACTTGCATCCACTCACCTTCAAATTGGTCTGATGGATAGTCGTTATCCTCTGCGTAGATTATGGTATCACCTTTCTTTAATCCGTAGCAATCAATTACGATTACACCCCTGTCATTAGGCTGCTCTACGGTTTGCGGAATATATATACCGCTATCGGTAGTTTCTTTCTTAGGCAGTTTCTTAATACCTACAAAACCATTCGTAGGCACTTCGTTTATCGCTCTTACATACTGAACGTATTCTGAGTCTCGTAAAAGATAATAGAATATACCTTTTTCAGTTGTACCATTCCAATCTTCGCTAGAAAACTTTCTGTCATCTAGCCAACACATTCTATGGTCAAACCAAATCTTACCGTTAAGTTCTACATCTAACTTTGTTGAGTTTTCTACGACAATGCCATCGTGTGTCATATGCTTACCCTCGTGACCCCAATTAGAGTCGATTATAAGCCCGTTTAACATATTAGCCTTATCATCGTCTACTTTTACAGCGATGTAGTTTAAAATGCCTCCTTTAAGCATTTGGCAATATAAGATTGCTAGGTGGTTTTACCGTTGGTTCTGGTGCGTGATAATTTACAGCAGAAAATGAATCTGTCTTAGCTACAATTGTATCTGCGAACTCTATTAATTCGTTAGGTTCTGTTACTCCTGCTCGAATAGCTAAGTCTAATGCAAATCTATAAGAACCCTCTAATGCTGATGCTTTTTGTAATTCTGCTTGAAATTCTTGCTGTGCGCCTTGCGCTAATTGCTGATAAGCCATATTAGCTTCTCGCTCTTTCTTGTCTGTCATATCTATTAAATTAAAGTTTTAACAAATATAAACAAAAAAACCCCCGATTATGGCAGGGGCTTCTTAGATAACATGAAAAAAGATGTTCTTTATTATAGAGCGTTTACTAAGGCTCTAAATTCGCCTACGCTTATGCTTAGTTCGTATCGCTTATCTTGATTGCCTTCACTGTAAAATAACGTACAAGCCGTATCGCTTACTCTAACTACTCCCGTAATTTGATTTACATTAATTACAAAGCCTAATCCAGTTCCTTCTAGCAATTGAGTTCCGTATGTTGAAAACAACGAATCTTCTACATTAATGATTGCTGATTTTCTCTGACCTCTGTAAAAATACTTTACTTCTGAAGTTGTATCTCCCGTTTGAGGTGTTACTTTATAAATATCACCTTCCATTACAGTTGCGATTGTGTCGCTACTTGCGAATGATACAAGTACCATTGCCTTTTCTTGTGAGAATACAAATGATGTGCTAATCGCTAATATAAATAATGCTATAATTTTTTTCATTTCTTTTGGTTTAGTTTTCTTTTTACAAAGGTAATATTATTTTTTAACTTTTTTTCTTTTCTTGGCTTTACCGCCTCTAGCGTTTTTATCGCCTTTTGTATCGCTCTTACTTCCCCTGTTAGCTTTTACGGACTTTAATCTTAGTCCGTTCTTTGTGTGGCTTAAGTCACCCGTATCTTTACTTACAATGTTTCGCTTACGCCTAGCTTTTGATAGTTCGGCTCTTTTTTTCTTTTGCTCAGGACGAGAATTTATCTCCTTATCCTTAGCCGCCTTAACCCTTCTAGCTTTTTTAGAATTTCTGTAATACTTTGCGCTATCACTTAATTGGCTATATGGTTTCTTTCTTGGTGCGATGCTACAAAGATAAGCATTTTATAACTTTAGATAAAGTCACATTAAAACGTGGCTGAGCCTTTTGTTATAAACAATAAAAATTACTTGGTTAGTGCCTTAAGTATATTTTGATAAATTCAATTTCTTTATTCATAAGGACATATTTCTTTATAAAACTCCTCGTCTATTTCTTTGATAGCTTTCTCTAGTCTATCCTTCTCTAAAATAGACTGCTTTATCTCGTGTTTTGTAGCCGTTTTACCTAAATCGGATGCTATGTGCATTTCGTGTAATAAAGCGTCTATATCCTCTCTATCTTGGTCGTCTGTATAATATCCCATTATCTAAATAGTTTTTGTGCTGTATGATTATTTAACCTTACTTTTATTCCGTGTGCTAAACACATTGACCTAAATTCCTCTATGTCTTGCGGAAATGGAATTACAATATCATCTCCTATTATAATTTCAGTTGGGTATATATAGTCGTTTAAATCTTTTGAGTATTCAATGCAAGGAATATATGCTATACCATCTCCGTTCTTTTCTTCTCGCAAAGTTCCTTCAGCTAAATGCCGCATCACAGTATCGGAGTCAAATACATCGCAATAAACTGACGTTATGGATATAAGCTGCTCCTTAAATAGCGGATTATTTGGTCTTAACCGATTTAACATTTTACTTAAAGAATCCATTACTTGTACATTTTGTATTTTTGTTTCCACAAATATATAAGTAAAATCAATCGAAATACATTATGGATGAATTAATTTTTGGTAAAATACGCTCCATATCTTACGATAAGTATAATGGTGGGGATATTAGAACGTTTACATTTACCGCTGGTCAGCATATACGCTCTATGAGTGCTACGGTTACAAGAATAACATTTGACGAACTACACTTCATAAATACCAACACTCCTAGATACATTATATTTATTCAAAAGGATAATGAGAGTTATGAAGAACAATGGAAGGGTGTTCCTGCTTACAAGGCTTTAATTGAACAAGACCTGTCTATTTAGCTTCTTCTCTTTCTTTTGCTAGTTTATATTGGTAGGGGTTAATTTTTAGCCTTCTCATTCTTTTTTCGGGGTGGTTGTCTAGGTATTCTAATATCATTTCTTGTACGTCAATACCTTTTCCCATAGCCCAAGATAGGTTTCTTCTTACGTCTGACTCTAATGGCTCTGTTCCTAGTCTATGTATCCACATATTGTAAGACTTCTCATCCATCTGTATTAAGTCTTTTCCGCCAAATTGCGCTGCATCAATAACGTATGAAGGGGATTTATTTAAAGCTAATGCAATAGCTATCACTTGACTTATGTTTAGTCTGTATAGAGGTGCTGATAATATCTCCCTTATTTCGTTTGTGCTAGTAGTTTTAGGTAAACTAAGCAGCAATTTAATGTCTTTAAATATAAGCCCTGTTTGTAATAGCTTATCTAGTAGAAATATTTTACTGTCGTCTTTTATCATTTAACAGCAAAGATATTAAATTTAACTGCTGTATTTTGATTGAAATTGTCGCTTATATGCTACATTAATAGCTGTTTTTTTAGTTAATGATGGAATATTCATTCATCTGCTATATGTTTTTTTTTATCTCTTTTACTGTGTTTGTATAAAAAAAAATGTTTATGTTTGCATTAACAACGAGTGCAGTCGTTAGAAAATATTTAAAATCCTTCCGTTAGTAGGCTCTGCACAGCCGAAAGCGTGAAGGATTTTTTTATACATAATAATTTATGAAAACAGGAAACATTGTAAAAGCTAAATTTACTGACGAGTTTGTTAGAATACATAACTCAATAGCTAGAAATCCGAAAATGTCAATGAAGGAGAAGGGTCTGTTATTGATAATAATGTCATTACCCGAAAACTGGACATTACACATAAGTCAGCTTCCCGCTTTTTGCGGAGAAGGGAAAACCGCTGTCAGAAATGCGTTTAAGTCCTTGAAAGAAAAAGGCTTTATTATTGAAGTTGAAATGAGGGCTTCCGATGGGAGGTTTAACGGGAAAAATTATATGGCTTACTACGAAAGTCAAACCATTGAAGAATTTATGGTAAAACGCTCTACAACCAAGGCAGATTCACCGCGTGCGGGTTTTCGGGATGCGGATAAACGGGATGCGGATAACAGGACACTACAAAGAAAGAACGTTACACTTAATAAAAAGAAAGAAAACAAAAAAGAAAAAAAAGAAAAAGAGCAGTTAGATTTTTCTTTTTTTCTTTTTAAGCTTAAGCAAGGTCAGCGCATACCAAAAACAGAAGTACCTAATCATTTATTAAATGAATTTAATTCTTCAACAGAAGTTTTGTATAATCAAGAAGAATCATATTACTTTATGCTACCATTTTAATAACAGCGAATTAAACAAAAGATTATATGGAACTAGTGTATATCGAATTAAAATGTATAATAATTAAATATTAAAACAATGGGAAGATTAACAGAAACAATGGCGTATTTAACAGCAGAACCCAATAAGTTTAGTAAGCTAACTAAGCAAGTGAACGGAGGATTCTTTTATTTATCATATATAACTCCAAATGATGATTTAAAAAAAGTTAGAAGTAAAATGAAGCTATATAAGAAGGATTAACTTATATTAACCTTTACGTTAGGATGTTTTATTTATGTTTGACTTAAATAAAGAATTATGGAAAAAGAAGATAACCTTCAAACATTAAAAACTAAAGCTGAACTAGACTTAATATTCAGTAAAAATAGTAATACGGATAGATACATTTCTAAATGGATTGAGGTTAAAGGCGTTTCTAGCGATGTAATATGTTCTGCTATGTATTTAGATGGTAAGCCTCATACGATTACGTTTGACGAGGTTACAGTAGGCGAAAACAGACACCATAACTCAATAAGCATAAACATAAAAGAAGTAAAGCCATTATTTGATTTTATCTCTAATATTTTAAATAAGTGAAGAATTATGGCTGAATATAATTATTAGTCAATAATCTCCGCCTAAACAAAAAGTCTATATTTGATATATGGAATTTTCACTATTTTTAAACAACGGAGAACAAATAAATATAAACACAGAAGATTATACAGACCCTACTAGAACGGTTATGGAATACCTTATATCAATGCTAGAATATTATGAAACAGAATTATCCTTCTGTGATGAAGAAAATGAATTACTGTATCAGCAAGTGGAATATTGTAAACTACTTACTGATTTGTTGAAGCCAGAGATAAAGAATTAACACCAAGCTAAGAAGCGTTTTAATGCTTTCTTAGCGGCTGTTATGCAACGTTTTAATGTTGCAATTTTTAACCCTTATTAACATTAACCAATAGATAATATTAATACATTTGAATTATGATACAAATAGATAATATAGAAATAGACCCCACTGCATTAGTAGTGTTAGGAGGGTTTGCATTAGGGATGATTATAGCCCCTTTTGATTCCGCATTAATAAAAAGAGAATACAGGCTAGAATGGCTGTATCACACAGCTAAGTTTATGCTTATGTTCTTGTTAGGTGGTGCGTTATTACACCACGTTCTACCTAAAGATGGATACTTCGTTCCAAGACTTATAGCTTGCTCATTATCATACAGCATTTCCTTTGACTTGTTTTTAAACTTTTTAAGAGGCAAGGAGATATTTTACATAGGACAAACTGCTTTTCTTGATAAGATGGCTAGAAAGTACCTTAAAACGGGTTTAAACTATATTTTCGTAAGGTTATTAGCTGTGTTTTTGATTGGAGTAGGAATAGTAATACATATTTTATTAAATAATTAAGATATGAATACAACTAAAATAACATATGAGGGTTACGGTAAGAAAATTTCCGTTGAATTAGACCACGAAGATGTATCTATACAAGAAGTATTAGACGCTGTTGTTTCAATGCTTTACGGAAGTGGATTTCATAAGCAGACAGTAGATAACGGAATAATAGAATTAGCAGAAGAATTAAACGATAAATAATTAAATAGAATGGATAAGAGATACATTATAGAAGATTTAGGCTTAAAGAAAGCTAAGGATTACAAGGGAGAGGTTTATTTTTACCCTGACGAAGAAGATTTTGTTGGGTTCTTTATAGAATCAGAAGATAAAACTCACTTTGTGTTTATACCGTCAGAGCCAATAGACAGCTTATCAAGTAAAACGGCTTTTGAAAGAATATTTAAGTAGATATGAAAGATATGGTTTTATTGGTACTGTTAGCTGTATGTATAGTTGAATACAGAGAAAGACCTAGAATAGACTTCTGAGGGAATGTTTATTTGTGGTACGGTAGATATAATCGTAAATGTATAAATATATTATAATGGAATATAAGATAGAAAAACAAGCTAAAGGCACTCGAATACTTTTCGGGGATGAGGTAAGAGATAGATACACGCTATTAAATAAAATGATAGCTACCGTTGAGTCTTACGGGTTTCAAGGAATACAACTGCCTAGCATAGAGCCGTCTGAAATATACATAGACAAAGCAGGGAGAGAAGTGCTTAATCAAATGTGGGTGTTTCCAGATAAAAAAGGAAGGAATGTATGCTTACGCCCAGAGGCAACGGCTACCGTTCAGCTAATCGCTAATCATTTCTGGCAAGCTAAAAAAGAAATAAGAGTTTGGTATTTTGAGAAATGCTGGAGATACGAAAAACCGCAAAGGGGCAGATACAGAGAATTTTGGCAGTTCGGTTGCGAAGTAATAAACCCATCTACTGATTTAATAAAAGAAGAATTAATAGACATATCTAAAGAACTTTGTGAACTTCAAACAAAGGATATAACGATAGATTATTCCGTAACAAGGGGATTGGGCTATTATACAGATAAAGGCTTTGAATTACGCTGTAAGCAACTAGGAGCGCAAGAACAGATATGCGGAGGTGGTTCTTATGATAGAGGAATTGGGTTTGCCATTGGGTTTGATAGATTAATGCTTTGTAAATAAATAATTATGAAAACAAAATTGATTAGAAACAGTACGCTCCAAGACTTAATGGATGCTGCGGAGTATTCTTCTTACTCAGAAACACTAGAAGGTGTTAAACGGGCTAAAATAGGCTTAGATATATACGAGAAAGTAAAGGGTGGCTGGAAGCAAATCAGCGATTCGGGTATTATACCTAAGAAGTGTAACGTTATATCTCTTGATGCTAATGGCGCAAGCAGAATGAAGCGGAGGTAACGGTTTGTGTATGAGTAGTGTGGCTTTGCTCTTATTTTCAACTTACAGATAAACTTATTTAGCCACATTACTTATACACTTTTTTATAGGTATGTAAAATTTACGGAATATGAATAAAGAAAATAATTATTGGAAAGGAATAATGGTTGGATTTGCAGTAAGCACAATTGTTTGGTGTACTTTATGGGCATTTGTTATTGGAAAAATAGATAAGGTTCACAAACAAGAACTTGATTATATAATAGAAAAACACTAAACAAAGTAGGTAGTAAATTTTATTACCTATAACACCCGTCTAAGAAACGCTTTAATGTTTCTTTTGGCGGCTGTTAGATAAAGTTTAACAACCATTTTACCCGACAGGGGAAATTGGTTAAGGAACATTAATAGATTTGAATTATGAAACTACACAAAGACATATTATACTCCGTAGGAGATGAAATTGAGATAGATAACATTAAATACACCATAGAACTCGCAGGATGGGGTAAAATACGACTACATAAGAAATGCTGTGGTGATATGTCCGCTGCCAAAGAAGTAGATGACGTAACAGCTATACGGGGCTTAGATATAATAATAGCACTTAATGAAGAAGGTGCTACTGAAGAGGTAGAGGAAATTAAAAATAACTTAGAATGTCATTTTAATGAAATTGAGTGTAAATTTAAATCTGAAGAATCTAACCTTAATGACAAAATCCGCATATTAGAAGCGCAGAATAAAGATTTAAAGAATGAACTAGAGGATGATAAGTCTTGGTGGATATGGTAGCGATACGATAAGATACGATAAGATACGATAATAATACGAAAAAGAGTTTAAGAAATGAAAACAACAGAAAGCTCGGTTAACTACTGGGCTTTTTTGTTTCGCCCCCTTAAGGCTCTTTGCACCGTACTCAAGCTAACATCCAACTCATTCGCCAACTCCTGCTTAGAATATTCTGGAAATAATTTATTTAACTCCAAAATCTTATTAACCATAGCCTTCCTTAAACTCTTCTTAATTAACCTAGCTTTCCTATTCTTAGATGTCCTTAGCCTAATAGCACGGCATTCTCGCTGCTTCAACTCCTTCAACCACATAGCTAACCAAAAATGTAAATAAGCAGAAGGCTTCCTATAATCATCAAACACCCATATACTATGAACCTCCCAACTGCCACCCAACTTGTGATACCACCTGTAATTAGAGTCCCTATCCCTTACAATTTTATGATTCTCTATCCTACATAAAGAAGCTAAATCATCATCAGACCAACTCGTACTTAAATTAACATCTTCCATATTCAAAAACAAATATACCTAAACCATAAGGCTATAAAAAACAAAATAACACTCCTTAACATCTATCAATAAGATAATTAATTACTTTAGCTGTATGAAAAATAAAAAGTAAATAATTATGAACTCAGTAGAAGAATACGAAAAAGAAGAACGGGAAATAAAAAAACTAATAGATGAGCTTAAAACAAGAAAGCCTACTATAAAAGAGATAAAAAAAGTATTGGACTTTAAAATACTACATAAGGACTCTAAGCAAAAATGGGTAATAAACGAATACTTCCCGTTAGAACACCACGAAAAACATTCAACATCATACCTAGTGCTTAAACCTTACAATAAGGGGTGGTTTTATAGAAATGAATCATCGCACGACTACGGTATGCAAATAAACCCAGAGGTGTTTGAGGTGAAAATGACAGAACAAGAGGTAGTAGATAAGTATGTTATTAGTGATTATGGATTGTAGTTTAATCCCCCGCAATACACAAAGGAAATAATATGAAACACATAGGATATATACCAAAAGAAACAGAAAAGAAACTACATAGAGAAGTATGCAGTGAACTTACAGAACAAGACTACAACGGAAAAGATACTTACCACTTATACATAGAACAATGGAATATAACTCAGACTTTAAATACGACCTAAAAGTAGGGCAAATAAAAGAAAAAGAACTAGCACATATACTCCAAAATGAAAAAATAGAAGTAAAAACAGACCTGCAAGCTCACAAAACAGGAAATATATTTATAGAATACCACTCAAGAGGTAAACCATCAGGACTAGCAACATCAGAAGCTAAATACTACTGCATAGCTATACAAGAAATACTAATAATACTACCAGCCAAAAAACTTAAAAAACTATGCAGAAAATACCTAAACACCAACAGAGATAAAAAAGGCGGAGATAGCAACTCCTCAAAAGGAATACTCCTGCCAGTAAAAGATTTATTTTAAAAATTTTGTATGTATGTAGAAGTGGGGGATAATATAATATTCAACCCCGCCACCTCCAACAAACCAAACCCGAATCTATTCTGCTTTATTACCGTGACCACCAATACCATTCTCTTTCTTGTATTTTGAAATCTTAATCGCTATGTTAGATTGGGATGTTCCTAACTTCTCTGCTATTTTCCATTGTGGCATTGTCTTATTCATTTCGTACAATTCTTTATAGTCGTATTTTCTGTTTCTTTTATCTAAGCCGTTAAGCCTAGCGCCAAATCTTTTTATAGCTGTTTCAACAGCCCCGTCACCACAATTATAATACTCAGTTAGCATTTTTAGCGTGTACCTCTTTTCTACTAAGCTTAAAAACTCATCTTTATCTGCTATACCATAGGGCTTAACATAAATATCTTCACTTCTAAGCTCACCATACTTAATAATAATCCTTTTAACAGCACCAACACTAATCTGATACTTATCAGAAATAAACTCTATGCTATTACCAGATTCGTAGGACTTAGAAAAAACCTTACCCCTACAATCTTTGTAGTTGATATTTCGAGTTATCCGTACAATAGTAGGAGGAGATACATTAAACATATCAGCTATTTCCGTATTACTAACCAACTCTTCAGAATAAAGCCTTTTAATTTCCCGCTGCTCATCATAGGAGAAATTAGTAAACTTATCCTTAATAACCCTATTACTCCTACCATCAAATACGCCTAGTTCAACCAACAGTGATTTAATAACAGCGCTTGATACATTATACTGATTAGCTATATAAGTTATAGGGTAAGACTCATACATATCAACTATATTCTTCTTGTCAGAATCACTAAACGAATACTTAGTCCCAGATAAGTAACCAGCATCTTTCTGCCTTTTTCTATTTTCCTCTGGAGTAACCCACTCTAAGTTACTAGAGGCATTATTAAGCCTATTAAAGTCCTTATGGTCAACTTCGTGTCTATCGCTAGGAGGTAGCCCATTAAAAGCTAGACAAACAAGTCTATGTACATACTGAGAGTGCCTGCCCTTTTCATTATGCCTAACTCCAACGGATAAGTACTTACCACCCTTTAATTGAGGCTTTAGTACATTACCTCTCTTCTTATTATAAACATTTCCTAATTCATCTACTTGGTACTTATCGTACATTGGTATATTCTTTTTCATATATTATATTTTTGTAGGTACAAATATAAGAAAAATAATTTAAATTTTGTGTGTATAGAGGGGTGTGGTATAATAAATAGTTCAATGCCCGCCTCAAACCCAATAAAAAACGGCTCAATATTACCCGAGTGGGTCAATATTTCAACTTCAAAAACATAACCACCACCACTACATTACACCACGTTACACCATAGCATTTATATCTACATTCCTTGCCTATGCTATGCGCTTGATGCTATTGTATTTAACATTTATTAACAATGTATGTATCTTTTTTATATTACATTTGTCGCAGTATCCGATGTTGGATGCTACAATTTAATACTATATATTATGAATATTGAAATAGAATACTTGAGAACGGACAAATCGCCTTGTTACGGTGGATTCAATGTACAGAACGTTTACGAAGTGAACACCGTGACAAATGGCTTTAGTAACCGATATACCGTATTTTGCAGGATTGCAGGCTTAAACGGTGGTCAAATATGGAATGAGCCAGTAAGCTACGAAGCGCACGGCAATAACGAAGAGACGCTTATCGAAAGTGCTGTATTTGATATTTTCGAAGATAACATAGGGTAAACAAACACAAAGCCCCGTTCATATTGTTCGGGGCTAATTTAATACTAAACAAGATGACAAATTCAAAAGGACAACCGTTAACCTTTGGTTTCAGGTCAAACACAAAGGTATTGAAGTACAAAAGCAAAAGAGCTACAAACAAGCTGGTAGACTCTTACAATGAAGCTAAAATAGACGCATACAAGGCGCATTGGGATAGCTTTAATACTGACCTATATAAGGAATTAATTGCAATTAAATTAAATAGTTTAAACAGATAGGATTATGAAAACTTATTATTTCAAAGTAACGAATAACGGATTGACAAAATTAGTAGGGATGTGCGCTAGCTCTAAAAAGAAAGCAATGAAGTATGTATTAAGACATCCTTCGTTCAACAATCCAATAGTAAAACATATGTAAACCCCTAAACACTAAAAACAAAAGCCTTGCTATTAATTTAGCAGGGCTTTTTTTATGCGCTAAACTTTCTGTTCATACATTCTATTTAGTAAACAAATTAGCCGTAAAAATATCTCTTATTCAATATCTAATATTTGACACGATGACTTTTTTAAGGGGCTAAAATAGTCATGCATAATTTTAAAATAACCGTCAAACCTATGCTGTCATTGGTCTGTAGAAGGTTTTGGGTTTTGACTTTTGTTACGACCTTATATAGGTAGTAAAAGTTTTTTTTGTTTGTTGATGTGTTTAGGTGTAAATAGGGTATAATTCCACACACACAAACTACTCACATTTAAACCAAATACAATATTTAGCCAAGTCAAGAATATAATTATTTTGTCCTATGTTTAGTACATTATGTTAAGTAGAGTAACTCTATTGAGTATATTATTATTCATTAGATTGGTTATTTTTATTGCTATTTATAGCGTATTCTATTAGTTTAATTCTAGTTTAGAATATAAACCAAGTGAATAACAGCAAGTTAGATGTTTATATGTTAACGAATGTTAAAAAGTATTGCGTATTGAAATATTGGTTGTAGTATTGCTTTCGTAAACAAATAAACAAAACAAGATGAAAAAGTATAAACAAAATTTAAGAGTAGAAAACAAAAAAGTGTTTAGTTACAATACGCACGTTGCAACAATTGAGAGTGATAATTTAATGCAGTTGGGCTATTGGTCTATGACTACTCAGAAGCACATTAACTATGTGGCAAACGAATTTAATTTAAATTTAGTTAAGCCTAGTTAAACACTTTATAGCCTTATTAGGCGCAAAATATTAAAAACTATAATAATGAAAACACTAGTTGACGAAATGACGGGGCGAAAAGATTTTCCAATATTCAATGGAAGTGATGAAAATATTTGTAAATGGGTTAATTCAAACATTGATTCAATGGAAGGCTTAAATGAACCTCATTCATGTACTGCTGAGTTAATAGACGGTACTATATGCATAATCGGAGATGAAGATTTAAGAGAACTAAGAATTGTAAGAGTAGAAACTATTGATGTTAATTAACAATTTTTAACACTAACATACAAAACAAATAAACTACATTTGAATAATTAAACAAAATAAAAGATTATGAAAACTTATATTCAAAAAAAGATTGAGAAAATAATGCAAACGTCAACGGGTAAATCAATGTGCGACAGCGGAGGCGAAAACGGTAGACACTGGCAAAGGAATCAAAACAGAAAGCTAAACTTTAATGAGGATATAAAGTTAGATGAGTACGGGGCAATTATTCCTATTCATGTTTATATGAATACAATGTTTGAGTGTGATGATGTTACGGCTATGTTCAACCGTAAATTAAGCAAGGGTTATTTTTGGGTTCAAGATGCGTTTGATGTATTGTCTGAGTCTTTTGAATTAGATGCTGATGGATATTTATGTTCAAGTGAGGCTAACAACACTTACAACAGCGAAAACAACCTTTCGCAAAACTTTCAGTACCAATTAATAGGCTTTAACGGTGATGTATATTGCTTATTTCAATTGCATCAAGGTGCGGATATTAGAGGCGGATATACAAGCACGCAAGTATTCAAAGTTAACGACCCTGACTACTTTTTTATAGGTTGGTCGGTTGACTTTTACGATAATAGTAACGATGAGCAATTTGAATGTTTTTATTCAATTGGTGATGATGAAAGGTACGAACTGAACGAATCAAAACAATGCTTTATAAATAAAGAAACAAGTGAAGAGGTTTATCCTTATTCATCCGCAACGGGTTATTAATATAATTTAACTTTTCAATACATAAACAATTATATACATTTGAATTATTAATTTTAAAACAAAACAAAATGAAAACAATTAAAGAATTTTTAGGAACACTTACAACAGAATTAGACCTTCAATATAATTATCAAGATGATATGACCTTTGGAGAATTTGAAGAGGCTATTGATACCTATATTAGAGAATCAAGCGATGTTATTTACTACTCTAAAGCGATGGAGTTTTTACAGGAACATGACCCTAGTTTGAGAGAAAGTTTAGGGCTTGCATCGGATTTAGGATATGACCCTAGCGACTTAAATAGCGAAATTTTAGCCACGCTATTAAACCAACAGAAACTATTTGAAGAGTGGAGCGAATTATCCAGCGAAATAGAAGAGTATTTTGATGAATATAAAAAATACCTTGAATTATAAGGGGAGAAGGAAGAAATTTAAAACTTTTGTTTTGTTTATATCCGTCTAACATTGGGATGTTCTGTCCCTTTGTTTTAGGCGGGGAATTAACAAGGCAAGTAAATAAAATAAAGATTATGAAAACAAATATTAGAATATCAACAGACTATTACGGTCAAGGCGCATACAACGAATTTAGAGACGAAATAAACTACTTAGTCAATGAATGTATTGAATGTTATTGCGAAGTAAAAAACAATTCGCTTGTTAATCAAGTTGAAGAAGAAAAAAACTACATGACCTACAAAGGGCAGTTTAAAAACAAAACTATCGTGGAGGCGAAGGGATACTCTCAAGGAAACTGGCAAACATACACTTTGCATCATAACCTAGATGAAAATAACGATGATTTAATGCGCTTAGTTGATGAGCTTGAAAAAAGCTTTACGCATATGAACGACTACACGGTCGAAAAGTTTGAAAGCGAAGAAATAAATGGCAAAGTATTCAATGCAGAACCACACGACTACACAAACTTTTCAATAAGGCACATTGAGTTTCCTGATGAAGATGACGTATTGAAGGAATATTTAGAAATATATGGAAAAGATTTTGACGAATGTATAACTGATTTAAAATGAAAGCAAGAATTACTAAACACGGTCAACACTTAAACGGTTGGTATATATACCTAGAAAATTGTGATGATTGGTTAAATTATAATCCTCACTTCGGAAAGGAATTTAATGTGTATTCCAGCGATGGAATTATTTACATAGAGAAACCATTTTTAAATTTTTCAGGAACATTAAGGAAACTATCAAAAAAAGGAAGGTTTTATTTAACATCAGACGAATTAGAAGAAGGAATATATACAATAATAGAAATTGACAGCGAAACACTAGAAATAGATTTATGAAAACATTTAACAGACTAAGCATATTAACATTTATTATTTTGGTAGGTGGATTTATTGCAATAAGTTTGTGTTTGTTATAACGTTGAGTGTAGTGCGGATTATTAACAAATAAATTTAATTGAAATGGCTGAAATTAATTATAGTAAAGAGAATTGTTGGAGAATAAAATACATTCCCAATAGATTGCACTAAAGAAAAAAATAGACATGGTGATTGGCGAATTGTAGTACCCAAAATGGCAATGAGTTATGACGTTTTTATTGATATAGAAACATCTATTACACACATGGAAAGTTATGGTATTAGATACAATTACATAGAGGGTGTCGCTAGTATGAATGTAACGGATAAAGGACTAAAAGAATTACAAGAAATGACTGACGTTATACGCATAGTTTAGCATTACACAAAACGGGTAGGTATATGATTAGTGTGCGATTGCACTAACCTTTGAATTAAAACAAATATTAACTAAGCACATTAACTATATACATTGTTAGGGTGCGTTTAAATTAAATTATTATGACTTACGAAGACTTTTTATTCTCACAATTATTTATGAACCACGTTGAGAATAACGAAACACAATATCAAGAACTTGAATATGACTTGATATTCCCCGAAGTATTAAAGCACCAAAATCTATTCTTAAAATCTAATTACAATTTAGACGTTTGTAGCGAATACGATTGCATAGTAAACTACCTTCTTAATGAAGTGAAGTAATGAACCCTAACGTTTAGTATAAGATTAGTGCGCTAAACTATAAACTTTGAATTAAGCACTAACATAACCAAGCGCATTAATTTTATACATTGTTATGCGCTTTTAATTAAATTATTATGGACTACAAATTAATTGACAACATTGAAGTAGATGGAATAGACACTAAAGACTATCCAGATTTTTGTGACGCATTTATAGCAAGTGCGAAATATAATGGAAAACCAATGACTGACGAGCAATTAGATGAATTAAATGAGGATGGCGGATTTGTTTATAAATGTGTGGAAAATCATTTGTTCTAATTGCGCATAACACCAAGCTAAGAAACGTAAAGCGCAGCACAATGTTTAATCTTAGCACAATACTATATTGCTTTATGGTGTATAGGTTGTGTTAGCAAATCGTTTAATTATGAATTTACAAGCAACAGATATATTATTAGCAGTATTTAAAGCAATAGCAATTACATTTTACATTTGCTCAATGGTTTTATTTTTAATATACTTAGCATTATGAATGATTTAAACAAGGCAGATATTATTTCGCACGGCGAGATATTGAAGAAGGAACTAGAACAACAAGGAGCAAAAGAATTAACAGCTCACAGCGATTTAGGAGTGGCTTTAACGGCTAAACAAATGGATTTGGTGTGTGAGTATAAAGAAGTAATTAAAACGCTTAAACAATTAAAAAAAAAGATATGATATACAAATTTATATATTGGTTAATGCTTGCTTCATTAGGAGCATTAGCTTGGGGAGTTATTATAGGGTTTATTTATACCGTCCTTTGTGGGATGGCGGAATTTATAGGATTAATTTAAATACCTATATTTGCAACCTAAGAGCGTGAGACCTCAACTTAAAACATTTAGATAATTCCTTGCCGAGAACCCTTCGGTCTCACGCCTTCTTGGTGGGGGATTATCGACTTTATTATAATTATTATGGCTGATAGAACACACGGAATGTCTAGCACTAGGGAATACAAGGTATGGAAGACTATAAAAGATAGGTGCTATGGAATTAATAGCGATTGCTATGACAGATACGGAGGCAGAGGTATAGTTATGCAGTATAATTGGATTAACAACTACATAGAATACTATAATTATGCAAGTAAGATAGATGGATTCTCAGACCCTAATAAATCAATAGATAGAATAGATTCTAATGGAAACTACGAAGAGGGTAATATTAAATTCTCTACCCCTAGTCAACAATGCGCTAATAGAAGGCTATTCAAGAACTCTAAATCAGGCTACACTGGCGTAGTTAAAAAAGGAAAGAAATACGAGGCTACCATAAGCGTTAACGGTAAAAGGATATATATAGGAAGGCATAAAGACCCTAAAGTATTGGCTATAATGAGAGACGAATATATAATCAAAAACAATCTTACCGAGTACCCACTTCAAATTTTAAATAGATGAATAAAGTATCAGTATTCAAGCACTATAAAGACACTCACAGCCCTATACACGCAGATGTATTTGGTATCTTAGAAAAGATAAAGACTGGAGGTAACGAGAAAGAACTAATCGAACACATAAGAACCTTAGAAGGTGATGAATATAAGAAAGAGAAACTAAAACTGCCGTTAATTTGCTTTGGTGGTACGTTTGGGAATAGAAGTAAAGACGGAATTATTAACGGTTCGGGTATGATTCCATTAGATTTTGATGAAGGCACTGAGGATGAACTTAATGAACTTAGAAAAACATTAGAGTCTCAGCCATACACAATAGCAGTATTCTCTTCGCCACGTTTAAGAGGTAGATTTAAAGCTCTTATACGCATCCCTGTTACATCTTCGGATGAAGAGTTCAAAAAGTATTTTGCCGCCTTAAAAAAGGAGTATAAGACCATAGACCCTAGTGGTAAAGATATTTCCAGAGCATCGTTCTTCACCTACGACCCTGATATTTACATTAACAAAGATGCTACGGTGTGGGATATTAAATACGAAACACCTAAGCAAAAGAAAACAACAGAAAGATATACAGTTAGAGATTGGGATTCTGTTACCAATGCACTAAAGAAAATCGAGACAGCAGAAGATGGGTATAAGCATTTAGCTAGAACTAAGATTGCATATTTAATGGGAGGTTGGATTAGCGCAAAGCAAATTAACTACCAAGAGGCAATGAAATTATTAGAGGATGCCGTTGCTAAGAATACAACAGACCTTGATGCTGCAATGAAAACCGTTAAGGATTGTGTACAAGCAGGAATGAACGCCCCACTTAATATGTCAGAGCAAAGAGAGGTATTAAAACTATCCGTTGCAGCCCCTAGAAGGTATAAGCCTATGTCTGAGGTATGGGATGATGTACAGAATTTCTATGAAACGGGCTATAAGCGTGGTTGGGATGTTGGGTTTAATTGTGCTAAAGAATATCTTAGCATCTTAGAGGGTAGTACTAGTTATGTTTATGCTGCGCCTGCTGCTGGTAAAACTCAGGTTTGGATGGAGATACTTATGAATATAACCATTGACAGAGTTAGGAGTGGGGAAGATTTTTACAATCAAATATTCACGCCCGAAACGGGAGATGTAGCACAAGTGTATGGGGAGTTAATTAGTATTCACGCTAAGAAATCTTTTGTTGGTAAATATAAGATGTCGGAAGATGAAATGAAAGCATCTGCTGATTTTGTATCTAAGTACTTTTTGATATTAGACTACGAAGGAGATACGGCTGATATGAAAGGAATATTAACACAAGTGGAGGCTGCTGAAAGAGAATTTGGAATACATATTAATACGGTTACTATTGACCCGTTAAACTACCTATCTTTTGATGAGGGTAGATATAGTAGAAGGGATTTATCCATTGCTAAGGATTTAGATTTATTCCTTGCTGATGCCCGAAAAAATAAAAGGCATAACTGTATAATAACCCATGCACGCGACCAGCAAGCAATTAAAAATAATGATGGTCAATGGTATTATCCGTTAGTCAGCCCTAGAATGATTTTAGATGGGCAACAGTTTTTTAGAAAAGGTATGTTAATGATTAGTATATACAGACCATTAGATATAAAGAATGAGCCTTTAGCTGATGATAACGGTTATCCCGCAGAGCAGAACGAAACCCAAGTATGGATACAGAAAGCTAAACCTAAAGGCTGCGCTAAGGTAGGTATGTTTAAATTATTCTACGACTTTAAGGCTAATAGATATTACGAGAAAGACGAACAAGGTAGAGAGTTCTTTGCTTGGGGAGTACCTAGACAGCAAGAAGATAAATTTCCGCCAATACAAAAGGAGATAAAGCAAATACCCCCCGTTAAGAAAGAAGAGGACTCATTAAAAGCTAACACAAGTTTTGATGAGCCAACCCCAATAATAGATGATATTGAAATAATGGAATCCCCATTTTAAAACAAATAATTATGAAAAAATTAACAAAAATACATTACGAAAAGAACATCCTACCAACGTATTCAGTCGAATGGAAGGAAGTTCTTAAGGATGACGAAACAAACAAAAAGTTTATAGAAATAGCTAATGAATCAGTAGTAAATGAACTTAAGATTAAAATAAAATTACTGAAATTAATGCCAACTCCAGATGAGTATAAAAAGGAAGCATTGAGCTACTTGGAATCAATGTTAAATGAGTATACTATTTAGATTACATTAATAAATGTTAAAAAGCTTGTCAATCAGAAAGTTAAATAATATATTTGAGTAAAATTTAGAGATATGAGCTTAACTAAAAGAAACATAGAGCAATTTAATTCTGGCTACGATGGAATGGATGATGAATACTTCTATCGCAAAGCACAAGAAGCAGAATACAGAGAAATGACAAATGAAATACCGTACTTACAGCGACTTAGGATTGAAGATGGAAAGCTTAAACAAGCTATCGAAGCATCAGCTAGAGCAGCTACTGGAAGTAATGACAAGGCATCACGGTTACATTAATAGTGAGTTTACAGAGAAAAGAAAGAAAGTAATTGAACATTTAATAAAAGAAAGATGAACTACGATGATTACAAGCTATCTAATCCTTACGATGACGAGGATGTATTTGGAAATACAATTGATAGTGAAGAAGAGGAAAACGAAGCTGCTGATAGAGCAGATGATTATAATGATGAATTAAAACTAGAAGAATGAAAAATATATACAAAGCATTAGCTGATTTTCAGCAAGAAGTCAAGTATAACATACCAGTTTTTATATAATACTACTTACATTTGTTGTATGGAAAAATGGAAAAATATAAAAAATTTTGAAGGTATTTATAAGGTTTCAAATAAAGGTAATGTAAAAAGCCTAAAAAGAAAGAGAATTATTTTTATTAAACATTAAACAAAAAAATGAAGAATTTAGCTAAAGCGGTACTAGCCGTAATGAAAGACGTTAAGGGCGTTGAAAAGAGTATGACTGTTGGTAGCGGAAACTACTCTTATAAAGGGGTATCGGACTACGAGGTAAAGAAGATTTACAATAAGTCTATGGCGGCTAATGGGCTGTGTATTTTGCCTATTGGAATAGTAGACGATGTAGATATTAATAGATATGAAGACCAATACGGTAAGCAGAAAATGAATGTGTTTACTAGGGTTACTTCTACATATCTTTTACTACACGAAAGCGGGGAATCTCAAGAGTTGGTAGGTTACGGTCACGGAGTAGATACGGGAGATAAAGCAGCGGGAAAGGCTACTACATACGCAATGAAGTACGCTTTATTATACACATTTATGACTCCTACGGGCGCAATAGATGATTCCGATACAACCCATTCAAATGACCACGAAGCACCCGTTGTTGCACCTAAGAAAGAAGCGTTAACAGAATCTCACCCACGCTATGAAGGGGCAAAGAAAGCGTTAAGCGAAGGTAAAACTACATTAGAAGTAATTAAACAAACATTCACCGTAAGTAAAGCGGTAGAAAAACTATTAACAAGTAAATAAAATGGAAGAATGGAGGGATGTTTCGGGGTATGATGGCAGGTATCAAGTTAGTAATTTAGGTAGAGTAAAGAGTCTTGATATGATTATAAATAATAGGCATAATAGTACATCTAAAAAGAAAGGAAGGATATTAAAACAGCAACCTAACAAGAAGGGTTATCTTCAGGTAAGATTATGCTACAAAAAAACACATAAAAGCTGTAGGGTGCATAGATTAATTACTGAAGCTTTTATCCCTAATCCAGAGAATAAGCCTCAAGTAAACCATATAAATGGAGTTAAGGATGATAATAGGGTTGAAAATTTAGAATGGTGTACAAATAAGGAAAATCAAATACACGCAACAAAAAATGGGCTATTTAATCCTAATTTTGGAGAAGAGCATCATATGTCTAAGTTGACAAATAATCAAGCCAAGCACATTAGGCTACTTAAATCAAGAGGTTTTACGCTAAATAAATTATCTAAAAAATACAAACTGTCAATGACAGCGATAAGCAACATAGTAAATAATAAAACTTATATAAATATCTAACAAGTAAATAATAAATAAGATGAGTGAATTAGTAATGAAGGGTACAATAGAGAAAATCGGAAGCCTTGAACAAATATCCGATAAGTTTAAGAAGGTTGATTGGGTGCTTGATACGGGTGGAGATTATCCGCAGAAAATAGCGTTCCAAACCATTCAAAAAAACGCCGACAGCTTCGTTAAGCATAATAAAGTTGGTGACGTAGTTGAAGTTAAGTTCAACGTAAAAGGCAGAAAATGGGTCAACCCACAAGGAGAGGCTAAGTATTTCAATACACTTGAGGCTTGGTTTATCTCAAAGGCTGATGGTCAAAGTGGAGCAAGTACGCCTAACAAGGAGTTCGAGAAGCAAACGGCAGCGCCAATAGCTGAGGATAATTCACTCCCATTTTAATCTATGATTAACAATTACACAAGCAAAGCAGAGGAGGTTCTAATTGAGCCTTCTTCTGCATTGTCTTTAGCTGTTTAAAATATATTTAAAATTATGAAAGAAGAAATAGAAAGTAAACTATCCCCGCAACAGATGGTAGTAATAGACTCTTTAAGAGAGCAATTAGGAGATGACACAGTTAATATACTCCTAGAGTTTGGTTATGAAATAGGTAAGGCAGATGGAGTAGAGATGTTCTTTCAGCAGACTAAAGATATTTTAAAGGAAGCATAACGTTGAGTATAAACGGTCGTTACGGATGTGTAGATATGTTTCACAACGTTTAGAGTAAAAACTGCATAGCGTAGCGGAGTTGTTTTTAAACTTTGTTATGCGTTGCGTAAAATTAAGATTATGACACCAAAAGAAAAAGCAAAAGAATTACAGAATAAACACCTTTACTGCTATTTAAACCCTGCTTACCCATTACACGATAGATTTGATGTTATTCAAGCGTCTGAGCAAGCATTGGTAACAGTAAATGAAATACTTGAAAGTTTTTTAATAGATATTCCAGACCACCAATTTAAGTTTTGGGAAGAAGTTAAGAGCGAATTAAACACCATAATATTAGGAGAATGAAAACACCACTACAGGAATTAATGGAGTATATGGAGCAAAACCAATATTTCATAGGAATGATTTATTGGCTAAGTATAATGAACTTATTGAAAAAGAGAAACAAGAGTTTATAAGTTGTTATATTAGAGCTATGACAAAAGAATATCTAAACCCTATGCCGAGAAAATATTATTATGAAGTTGCCGAAGATTATTATTATACTTTTATTAACCCATTAGGCAAAAATGAGAAATCCTATAAATAGCCACTAAACGGTAATTAGTGGCAAAATATAGAACTATGAAAAAGAAACTAATTGAGATACCCGAAGAAGTATTTAATCAAATAGAATTATCCGCAAAAAAGAATGTAAGGAGTGTAAATAAAGAGATAGTGTTTCTTCTTACGAGTGCGGTGGGTAAAAAATAATTGCATATAACACCAAGCTAAGAAACGTAAAGCGAAGCGTATGTTTCCTTAGCGACTGTTAACGCACGTTTTAATGTGCGGAATATTAAAAACTTAAAAATACAATGGAACAAATAACAGAAGAAGAAAGAGATTTATTATTTAACACTTGGACTAGTAGAGATAAAGTTTCATTTCTTAATGACATAATTCTTAACTCTAATGAGCCTATTGCAACAGAGAGATTATTGTATGAGGTAGCTCAGAATATATGGGAGAACTGCATAGACAGAAAGTTAGATTTAATGAGTAAAAATGAAATAGTATGATTAGTTCAAATGATTGGTTCGAGGTTATTAATACACCTAAGTCGCTATCTCCATTCGAGCAAGTGCTACTTAAAATTGGAGTCGAGGCGGAAAGAGTAAATGCAAAAAAAGATTACCTAGAACTAAAGGATAGGCTTCTTTTTTACTTTGAAAATCATCACCATATAGATAGAGATAAGCTATTGACTAAAACTAAGACTAGAAAGGCGGAGATTGTAGAAACTAGGCAAATGATAATGCACTGCTTGAGACTTAATACAAACGCTTCATTAAGAATTATAGGCGATTTATTTGATAAAGACCACTCTACATCATCCCACTCGGTTAAGGTTATAAATAATTTATTAGAGATAGACCCCGTATTAAGGATTAAGTATTGTGATATGCTTAAACATTGTGGAATGGAAACTAAAGCTAGCAGATTAGTAAAAAAATACAATAGAAAATGAATTACGAATTAACATTAACGACACACGAAAAGAGAACTGCGGAACTCTTTGGAGATATAGATACCCTAGAACTTCATACCGTTCCTATTGAAACGTTAGAGGCTATGAAGAACCATTACCTTGTATCACTATCATATTTAGGGGAACTCAAAACCACTAGGGGAAATGCTTTAAACGAATCTAAAACAGCCTTAAAAATAATCCTAACCGAAAAGAAAATAGAACACTTAAAGGACTTAACGGGTTCTGATAAAGCTAGAATAGCTACGTTATACGCAGAAAGAGATTGCGAGACAGAAATTAAAGGCATAGCTATACTAGAAAACGAATACAAAGAAGTAAGCAATAGGTATTCTGTATATGATACTATTATACGCTCTCTTACGCAGACAATAAGCGTAGTTAAGAATGAAATACAATCACAGCAATTTATAAAAGGGAAATAAGATTATGGATTTTATAGGTAAGTATTGGTTAGATTACTATAAAATAAGACACTCTAAGCCATTTTATAACGGCTCTTTAAAGGTGGGTTATCCAATAAACATAAAAGACATAATAAACAGCGACCTAAAACGGGTTATTCCAGAATCATTAGGAATATACCACTTATTTAAAGATGGTGAGTTAGTTTATATAGGTATGAGTAAGTGTATAAAAAAAAGAATATCAGAACATTACGATAATAATGACATTGACTTTAATGAGGTATTATGGTTCTGCGCTGAAATTGCAAATAAAAACATAAAAGATATATTTAGAATAGAGAGGCTAATGATTATAAAGCATAAACCTAAATTTAATACAGCATACCTATAATGATTCCCGCCACAGAAAGAGAATATAACTACTTCAAACGCAACGGACATTGCTTTGATTTAGGCTCATTAGCATACAATGAACTAACAACCGAAGGTAAGATACCAAAGAAAGCTAAAGACCCGTCAAAAGGCTTGGAATACGCTAAAGACTCACTCGTAGAGGTATATGAGATAGATAAAGAATTAGCCAACGAACAAATGACTAAATACTGGCAAGACAGAATAGATAATATAGATGAATTAGTTAACAGAGCGATTAAGTTAAAAGGGAGTAGCGTGTTAAGGGATGCTGTATTTATCTATTTCAAGCGATATATAGTTAATGAATATTTTAAAACATTATAATGAAATCAGATAACGACTTATTTAAAATAGGGGCTAGATTAGCTCTACACGGACAAAGCTTCATAGAAGTGTTAGATGATATAAAAGGCACTAAGCTGTACAATAAGAAGCCTAAGATGCTACTCAATCAGTTAATGAAAGAGTTAGAGAAGGATGTAAGTATAAGTGGTGTATTTACAGAAGGTCAAGATGTAATTACTAATTTATCACAAAAGATTGATAAAATAGTTGATAAGGAATTAGATGACACTATATTTGAGTTGAAGGATGGTAAGTAAAAAGAAACCCTGTAAAGACCCTAACAACACAGAAGAGGGTAAGATGTGTTATTACTTTACTAAAAAATTTGGTTGTGCCTCGTGCAGCGCTAAATACAAGCCTAAGACAAAAACTAAGAAGGTAAAACAGAAGATTAAGCAAGTTAGTTCTAAAAGAGCTAGGATGAATCAGGCTTATTCTGTTATGAGAAAGTTGTTTTTAAAGGATAAGACTTGTGAATTTCCTAGTTGTTCCCGCAAACACACAGAGGATAATCAACTAACCATACACCACAAGAGAGGAAGAAACGGAGAAAGATTACTAGATACAACCTATTGGATGGCTGTATGTATGGAACATCATAAATACATAGAAGAACACCGAGAAGAAAGTTTCAAGAAGGGTTGGTTAATAAATAGAAATAAAGAGATATGACATATAGTTTCAGTAGAATAAGTTCGTTTCATAATTGCCCTAGTGGATGGTTTATTTTTATTTATATTTGTATAGTAGAGTTACGGCTACTTTTAAATATTTTTACAAAGCCCTGTCAAGAGTAGAGTCCGTAACCTCGAAATTGATGGGGTTTATTTTTATGCAAGAGTTTACAAAAGAAGAATTAAAAAACGAAGAGTGGAGAGATGTAGTTGGATACGAAGGATTGTATCTGGTTAGTGATTTAGGGAGAGTAAAAAGCAGTTACATTGTTAGTAGGGCTAAAGATGGAATCATTAAAATGGGGAGCGATAAGAATGGGTATTGCAGTTTCGCTTTATGGAAAGACAAATCACAAATTACCAAGAATGGACATCGTGTAGTCGCTAAAGCATTTTTACCTAATCCAAAAAACAAACCGTGCGTGAATCATATAGATGGTGATAAAAGGAATAATCGAACAACCAACCTAGAATGGGTTACATATAAAGAAAATTCCCGACACGCGATTGAAACTGGTCTGTATAGACACCCTGAAATGAAGAAGGGGTACGACTCGCCACACAGTAAAGAGGTGTATCAGCTTACGGTAGAGGGTGTTTTTATAAAAGCGTTTGGTTCATCTATCGAGGCGGCTATAAGTTTATTTGGAGATATTAATAGAGGCTCTATTATACGCAAATGCTGTAGAGATAAATCAAGTTCTTATAAGGGTTTTCTATGGAGATACCCTAAAGACGTTAATAAAGATGCGATTTCAAAACATAAAAGAATAATACAACAGTTTTCTTTAGAGGGGATTCTTATTAAAGAGTATACTGGTACTAGTGCAGCCCAAAAAGCCACTGGAGTCTTGGCTACTGGTATAGGGAACAATGCAAACGGGAGGACAAATACCGCTGGGGGGTTTGTCTGGAAATATAAATATGATTACAATTCAATATGAAAGAAACAATATATTCTTGGAGTAGGGTTAACTATACTTGTTTAGCCGCTTGGTATCAAAATTATGTACTAGAAAAGAAGGGTGAGGACAACATCTGGAATGTCGGAGGTTTATTCGAGCATAACCTAATGGAACACGCAGCTAAAGGCGCAATGACACAAGAGGATTGCCTAGAAGCTGTTAAGAATACTTGGTACGATGCTGTTGATGGATTAGACAACCCATTTGGGTACTACGGTAAAGAAGGTAATTACATTGAAGCCGCTGAACATTACTACAACAAAACACTTCCGTTCTTCACTAAGGAGAATACTAATTGGTTATTAGGTAAAACAGTTTCAGTAGAAGAGCATTTAGAATTTACCCTTCCTTCGGGCAAAAAATTTCAAGGCTTTGTAGATAGAGTAAGTGTTGATAGTGATGGAAAGAGCAACCTAGCCATCAGAGATTATAAAATAAGCAAACGCTTTACAAGAAAAAACGTAAAAGAAAAGGCTAGACAGCTATACATTTACGCTTATGGCTATCATCAGAAACACGGAGTATATCCAGAGCAATTAGTTTTTGAGTTCTTTCAATTTTGGGACAAACCAAAGGTTATTAAGTTCAAGAAAACTGATATGGATGAGGCTATTGAGTTTGCTGAAAGTAGAATAAGAGAGATTGAAGGTAGATTAAAGGTAGAGAGAATGGGTATGAAGGGAATGTTTAACCCTGACTATAAAGAACTATTAGATGATAACGGAGAGCGTAATATGTTCTGTAAGTCTGTCTGTGGGTATCGTAATGTCTGTCCTTTCATAGACGGAAACCACCTCAAAATGTTTAAAACAAAAGAGTTACAAGATATAGAAATAAAAAAATAGAGTATATTCGTAAAAACTAAAATCAAATGTTATGAGTAAGTGGTTTAAATATGACACTAAAATAGATAGACTTTTAGGTTTTGGTAGGTCTGATTGGAGTCAAATGGCAAGAGAAATACTAGGAGATGTAGAGTATAGTAAAGTAGATGCTCTAAGGAAGTATATTAAGAGGAGGAGTAAGAAAGAAACTGAAGTAACCAACACCTCAACAACTAAATCAAATGAATATTCAACACCGTTTCAATTATCCGCTTGGGATGAGGATGGTACTATAATGGATATTGATAAATACTGTGAACATCACGGCTTACCAAGAGAAGATATTACTTCTTATAAGCTGATTACGCATAGTAAAAATCCCTTCTATAATACTGTATTTAAGGAGATTAAGGGTGTAATAGACGAATCATTTGATTTATCTGGAGCAATAGAGGATGCACTGACCTCGCTCAATATATCTGTTAGTAATAAGTTAAGCAGAACTCCTAGTAATAAAGTTGGAGATGAGGTTACTAGACTTATATATACAGATACCCATATAGCAATGGATACTGACAGCGAAGGAACATCAATGTATCCTACCGTATGGAATAGAGAGTCTATATTAGAAACATTTGAATTAATGTGCGCTCATACCATAGCGAATAGAAACGGTACTACATTATATATAGATGATTTAGGCGACTTTTTAGACGGATGGAATGGAGAGACGACACGGAAAAGTCATCCCCTTCCGCAGAATATGAATAACAAAGAAGCGTTTTCACTAGGATTAGAAGTTAAAATGCTTATGCTTGAAAGACTAACCCCATACTTCAATGAAATAGTATGTACTAACGTATGCAACGATAATCACGCTGGAGATTTCGCTTCTATACTTAATCATTCTTTTATGATGTTAGCGCACTCTAAATATGAGAATGTAATTATAAGAAACTATAATAAGTTTATAGAGCATTACTATATAGGTAAACACGCTATTGTTTTAACTCACGGTAAGGATAAGAAGTCTTTGAAGTTTGGTTTCAAGCCTAAGCTAGACCCTGTTCAAATAGAAAAGATTGAGGTTTACTTAAAGCATAATGAGCATGGCAGTGTACATAAAGAGGCAGAGTTTATAGAGTTTAGTAAGGGAGATTCGCATTTAATGCTTTTTGATTATTCTTCAGCGCAAGATTTTTTTTACTTCAATTACCCTGCAATATCGCCTAGCTCAGAATGGGTGCAAAGCAATTTTAAGAAAGGACAAAGAGGATTTGTAATTCAGTTATTTAATTCAGAAGAAATAAATAAAACTATAATACCAATATTATTATGAAGCAGTGTAGTAAATGTAAGGAGGTTAAAAGTATTATACTAAAAATGATAGAGATTATTACACTAAAATAAAAAGACAATGAAGAAATACACAGCAGAAGTAGCAACGGGAATACTAATGATTATTATGTTTGCAATTATATTTTTAGGATTATGAAAGAAAAATTTATTATAGCAAATATTGCCTAATGGAGTAATACCGCACTCTAAGTATAGACCTGATAATAAATAACCCCCCTTTTATATTGCGGAAATTAAATACAGAAAAGAACATAATATTAAAACAGATGAGTAAAGACCCAAACGTAGAAAGCGTAATAGAGCTTATTAAAGCTCGTTCTGAGAAAGGATTAAAGGAATACGGTACTGACACCACCAGACAAGATTATAACGCCTTAGATTGGCTTAATGAAGCTCAAGCAGAGGCATTAGATTTAGCCATTTACTTAGAGGTAATAAAGAAAGACTATGTTAAGTTTAAGGAGTTGATTAAGTCTACGCCTAATGATAAGATTTTGGGCGGTAAGATAAGGAAGATATATGGGTGATTAACTTGGTTAGGGGGTTATTTTTTTTGTCACAATTATATGATAAATTTGTGACGAGATTCCGTATTTATAGGAACGTGTTTTATGGAATAGGAGTAACCAACCTATAAAGAAGTTCGAGGTCTGTTTAATCAGTTAATTCGTAAGAGTACATAAACCCATCTCTAGTCACCCCATTTCGTTTTATGCAACCACACACAGTTCCTCCGCTATACCCCATTTCCCTTTCACATTCAGCCGCACTACCAAACTCTTTAATAAACACACCATCACTGAACTGATACACCGTCTTAGACCTATTGTGTTTATACCCTGATTTACCTAACCAACTTGGGGGCTTACGGTTTAACCCGTTATCTATAGCGTGTTTTATTTGCTCGGACTGCGTGTACCATTCTAGATTTGATATATGGTTATTAGTTTTATTACCGTCTATATGATTTACTGTTTCTTTTTTTTCTGGGTTTGGAATAAAACCTAAAGCCACTAGTCTATGTACGGAGATTTGAACAGATTTATTGCCGACCCTTAACGTTACAAACAAATAACCACTATTCCAATACGATTGCTTAAGCTCTTTTCTTGATTTCGTTGAGAATATGCGCCCGTCATCATAGATTAAATATCCTTTATAGAGTTCTGTGTAATTTCCCTTCAGCGGGGTATATGATTTATCTATGTTACGACAATCCTTACAGGTTGAGTTCCTTATACCATTAGCTTTGTTTTTCCAATGAAAACTAGAATCAACCTTCTTTATTTTACATTTGTTACATTTTTTCATATAACAAAGATAATAAAAAATATCTATATGTGGGCTACCAATTAAATCAGCTCCAGATGCGGCATATCGAGAAACCTTTGGTCATAGACTAATGTTCCGTCCATATCCCAATTAGCGCCACTCCTAGTTCTGTGTGTTATTTCACATTCGTTCAATAAATGCTTACCGCAAGCAGTGAATACGCCCACTAAATACATTAAGTGGTTCTTATCAAACGCCAAATCCTTTCTATTTGGTACTGCCGCAATAAAATCAAATGCTAAAGAGGGTGAGTAGTTATGCTTACCCTTCTTATTAATTCCATCTATCTTTGACTTACCTTCATTAAACAGCTTTTGCTGGCGCTCTACGGTTCTTTCTCCTTCTATAATGGTAAAGTCTACTTGAGATACTTTAAGCGCCATATCAATTATCTTCTGCAAGTCTGGGTGCAGTGTATTATAATTATCCTTACTTCTCTTTCCTAGTTTAAAACTCATAATAATTCTTTTTTCCATTCAGAAGGCAATGACTTATCCGCAAATTTAAAGCCGTTCTTCTTGCTCCAAATAGCGTATGTAGTCTTACTACCTTTTATTATTTTCTTTTGGCTATCCCCGAATATAAATCGTATATCTAAATCAGGGTTCTGTTTCTTTACAGCGAGCATCTTCCTGCGGTCACTAGAATCTAAAAAACCTTTTACCTCTATTATCATAGTAGTACCATCTTTCTTCTCTAAAATAAAGTCAGGACAATACTTATGGTCTATAACGTAACTTATCTTTTCGGTTTCATACCCAAAGTCTACACTCCTTGCTTTAAGGTTCTTTGCAAACTCACGCTCTAAATTAGAACGGTAAGGGTCTTTATTACTTCGTTTTCCTTTTCCACCTTTACTTCTTCTGCCTCTTGCCATTATGTAAAGATACTATTTTTATGCACGAAACTCTTCTTGCTTATCTGGAGTAATGCCGAATTTTAGAAGTCTAGCTAAATATGCAGCTTCAGTATCATACTCTTCGCAAGTCCAATATGAATCCTCAAATGTGGTTAGTTGATATAAGGCACTATCAAAGTAGTGAGATGGGAAACCATCATCGAAGAAGATTAACCATTTATTTTCAGTTGTTGTTATGTTTACTATAGCCATAATTTTATTTTTATGCACGAAACTCTTCTTGCTTTAGGTTTTCTTTAGCCCAAGCATTAAATGTTTTATTGTCTCCAATTATTTCAACGTTAGCATCTGATGTTGATTGCTTTCCCTCATAGCCTTCTAAAGTGCTATTGTCGTTTAAAATAATAGTTCTGCCGCTTGTCCAGACGTTATCGGCTGGCGTTGTTCCGTTTGTTTTTATGTATCCGTAATAGTTCATAGTTTTATTTTAATGTGGTACCCATGCGCTTGGCAGGGTGAAGTTGTTTAAAGCAAAATCAATAGCATTGCCGCTTGAATCTACCGCTATACTATCTGTGCCTGATTCGTCTAATCTTAAATAAAATTTCGGAGATGCTATTACGTTTGTCGCTAAATCTCCAGAACCGCTATTATAAAATGCAGATAGTTCCGATGGCGTAGCTTGATGATTGTCATAGTAAGCGATTTCATCTAAAATAACTGGCGACTTGTAATTGTTGTTAGACGCATAACCTATTCTTGTAGTGTTTGGCATTGTCCCATAGCCACCCGCGCCTCTATTAGATAAGGTCACGCCATTTAGATTGCATATGAATCCAGTTGACCCTGAGTTCGTTTTCAATCCAGTAATAGCAACGTGATTCCATTGATTTGCGGTAGGCTGTGTTTGAGCGCCAAACCCAATGCTATTAGATGAGAAATTAACTGTTATTCCAGAGTAAAGTCCCCTAGAACTATTAGCAGTACCAATTACCATACTTTGACCAATTGTAGACTTCAAATTGATAAAATGCAAAAAAGTATTAATGTCGCCTTGTAGATAAAACCAAAACGATATTGTAAAATAATTACTTGTATCATATAAAGTATTGTCGTTTGAATCGCTCAAATGGTCGTTTACCCCGTCAAAGTCCAAAGCATTACCAAAGGAAAAAGAGGGTGTTCCTGATTCTATTCTTATATATTTCATTAAGCTAAGTTTCTAATTCCTGTTAATAAAATACTTAAATTCTCGCAGCTTGAATTACTTGAAACTGTTATTTCTACGTTGTCCCCAATTGATACAGCGTTGTCTGTTGTATATCCGTAGTATTGCATAGTCTCCTTTTAATTTAAAATGAACCAATCACTACTTAATGACTGAGTTTCTTTTAGCCTATCTGATGAATAGCTAAAATGTTTAATAATATAATACTTATTTTCTGTAGGATGTTTTGTTGGGTTACTCCAATTATCACCTTTAAAGTAACCTTCTGATAAAGGTACGGTTTCATCATAATCTTTACATTCATCTGGTTAAATACCCCCATCTGTAATTGCCCAACCTTTTCCAACTAAACTTGCCCTTGCTGTTGAACTTGCTGCCGTATATTTAGCCGTTCCAAAACTTATATTTATTGGAGTTTGGACTGGTCTAGAATCCCAACCATTATAGATAGCATCTAGGTTAGCTGCGCTAAAGGTAGAAGGAGTTTTAGTGCCCATAAAATTTACAAAATCCGTGACATTCGAAACATTCCAACTTCCTAAATTTTGGTCAAATGCTGGTGCATTATCAAACATCCAAAACATATTAGTAACGCTACTTACATCCCACCCACCTATATTACTGTTGAAATTATTGCAACGGCGAAACATTTGACTCATATTTAACGCACTTGTAGGAGTCCAACTTGATATATTACCATTGAAATTAGTACATTGCTGAAACATCCGTTCAAATGTGGTAACGTTGCTAACATTCCAAGAATTTAAATTTTGATTAAATGAAGAGCAACCAAAAAACATATATCTAGTATCCGTTGCACTAGCCATATTCCAAGAATCCAAAGGCTGGTTAAAAGAAGAGGCGCCATTAAACATACTTACGAAAAAAGTAACGTTGGAGACATCCCAGCTGGTAATATTACCGTTAAACGAAGAGCAATTGAAGAATGTTCCATTGAGATTAGTCATATTACTGACATCCCAATTATTCATATCTACATTCAAACTGGAACAACCATTAAAAGTATTGGGTAAAGATGTAAGAGTTCCTAAATTTGGAGCATCAGTAAAGCCACCCGTAAAATTGGCGCATCCACGAAACGAACTAGTCATGAACTCAAAAACATTATCTCCCCATTGGTCAATTGTAATGAGTTTTAATTTGTCTCCGCCATTATTAAAATAAAACCCGCCAAATGAACCAGATATAGTTATTTGATATGTTCCACCGCTTGCGTATGTATGTGAAACGTTTCCTGCTGCTGCTGCGCTAAAATTTCCATCACCCCAATCAACAATTGCCGCATAAGTTCCAGTACCAGAAAAAGGAATTACCATCGTGTCTGGTGCAGAGCCTGCTCGCGTAGTATCAACGGTCATTTTAAATAAAGTAAGGTCTACTCCACCTCCAGCCGCTTGGCTATAAATTCCTAATCTTCCGCTCATTTTACGCTTTTAAAGTTCCTATCAATCTCCAAGTATTCGCAGCCGTTTTCTTTAAAACTGAACCGCTAAAAACCCCGTCTAGTTTTAAATTCCCGTCCTTGCTTTCAATCGTTTGACTTCCACTACCGATAAAACTAACGTCGTTCGTTAAGTCAATCGGTGAAAACTCGAACTCCGTACCTACTGCAAAATCTCCATTCGCTGTATCTGTTACGGTTATAACTACCGCTCCTCCCGTTGCGTCAACGTCATAAAATGTATTTGGGTCTAAAGCCTCTAAATTAGCCGAAGCACTTATTGCTGTTCCAACGGGTCTATAAACTCTTGCGCTTTGGTCGCCCAATAATGAACTTTCAAGAGTTAAAGTGTTACTCATTGTGACTGGTGAAGAAAAAGTTTTATTTCCTGAAATCGTTTGAGAACCACTTAACAACCAAATTCTATTTCCAGCCTCTGCAATATCTTGAGCGTCTAGTACAACAACTCCAGTATCTCCGTTCACACTTGTAACGGGTGCAGTTGGATAACTTAATTCTGTCCAACCTCCAATAACTGAAGGGTCATTTCCCGTTATAATAAAATTCGTTCCCGTATCTGTTCTAACGCACCAATCACCCTTCTCACCACTTAACAAAAGCATAGCTGTTTGGTCGGCTGCCGTTCCTAAATATTCGCTAATTGCTATGTCTGGAATTTGTGCGCTTGGTATTTTTGAATCTGATCCAAGTGAAGCGTAACCATTTGCTGCGCCTTTATTTGCAGATTGCTCAGCCGTTGATATTAGTGTTTTTTCTGCCGTTGTTACAAATAGCTTTAGCGCACCTTCTGTAATATCGTCTGAATCGTCTGTTAAAGTGATTAAACCAGAATCAATCATATTCGTTAAACCTTCCCTAAGTTTAGCGGGTGTTATAAACTCAGTTGCATTATTAGGAAATAATACAAGCAAGTTAGATAGTAGTGTTGTTCTTGTTTGTTGTGCCATTATGAATATTTTTTATCTCGATTATTAAACTTGTCAATGAAGTTAAGTTCTAAAAGTAGTTCTGGCCTTTTGTTTGCGTAGCTAGGTGAATACTCCCCGTTTATTTCTACGTTCTTTTCAACATAACTACCTGAATTGTTTTCGCTGTTGTAGTCTGTTATCCAAATGTCGTCGGCTTGTAGAATATCATAAACCACTATCTCTGCTAATTCATTTGGTAAATAGCGCATTTCTAACTTATATTCTTCTCTAAAGTTCTTTTTGTAGCTGACTTCTTTGCCGCTATCGTAAAGAGTAGATTCAGTAGTAAACGGTGCTTTCTTATAACCAAAGATTGAATTTGAATATCTTATTTGGTTAAGCCATTCCATACCTACAAAGTCCCTAGTTTCTTCTGAATTGTAATCTCCTATAACGCTATTCCATAGCCAAGTAATTCTAACCGTTTGGTCAGCCATTAAGCTAGTGTAAGGACTTAAACAATATTCATAAGAATACTTTGAAGCAGTACCAGCGTCAAAATGTATGCGATATTTTCCAGGACCAAATCCGGAAACCGATTCGTCAAGTACCTTTCTCCATTGTATCTTATAGCCAACATAGTTATTATTATCAACCGTTCTAAAGCCTAAAGCGTAGAATGTTCCATAAGTATTATTTGACAAAGTAGCCTTATCAACCCATACTCCATCCTCCGCTTTTTGGAGTTTCATTGTAACTGAACTATAATTGATAGGAAAGATTTGCAGACTACTTGAATAATCATTTTTGTAAATATCGCTGTCCGAAGTGTCTGCAAATACCTTTAAGTCATAGCAGCATTTTTTAAATGGGTTTGAGTCAATAGGGATGATTGGATCGGGTGTTATTTCCGATAATACTACAATGTTTTGTTTTGTTACTTCTCCCCAGCTCATATTACAAAATTAATCATTTACTAAACGTTTTTTTGCATTATTGAACCGCTGATTGTAAACGCTCGAACTCCTTTCGGTAATTTACTGGCGTCAATCTCAAATTCACCAGTAAAAACCTTACCTACTAAACTAATATCAATCAACCCATTTGCCGAAGTAAATAAAGAAACAGCGTCGCGATTCCAAACACTTGAGAAACTTTCAGAAGTTATGTATGTACCTCCTTCAACTGGAATAATACGAGCAACCATAAACACATCCGAAGCACCGAAGGTTAAAGTTGGGTTATATTCAAAACTCATTTTTACCGTTGTGTTTCTTTTGTCAAAAGCATAAGGCTGACCGCTTACCGTTAGATTAGTTGCACCGTCGTATATCTCAATAGTTTCATTTATCCAATCTGGGTTAGCTTCGTAGTCCTTCTCTATTAACTCAAAATCATTATCTATTACCTTTACAGTATTTTGCGTTTCAACTTCAATAGATAAGCGGTAGTAAGTAGCCCAGCCTGTTAGTTGTGCAATTCTTACCCAGTTATTATTATAGCCGTTAAATTGTTCTGCTGTGTCTAACCAATCAGCAGGTAAGGTTGCTATGTTTAAAGACTCCCAGTATTCCCAACGATACATTAAAGGGTATTGGAATCTGTACGCGAAAACGGGCGCAGCGTCTTGTCCGATATCTCTAAATGCTTTTATTTCCTTTCTTATTTCAGAAGCACTTACATTCAATGAATTTTGAGATACTTGATTAATGTAGCGAATAGTACCAACGTCGGTTAATTGGCTAAAGTCTAACTCTTGGTCTAATATAACAGCTTCCTCTCCCGTCTTTTTAGCCACTATTTGCAGGTTTACTTTATTAATTTGTAAGTCTGTAAATGTAGCTTGGTTAACTTTTACTAGGCTATACATTGTCAGCTCGTCCTCAACCTTAACAATTCCAGAAGTATTTACAAATGTGTTGTCGTTTTGATCGTGATAAAGTATTTCGTTTGTAACCGTTAACACATTATCAGGTATCAAAACTTTTATTTGATTAACGTCAACTAACAAAGTAGTATAGTTGGCTAATTCAGCCGTTTGCAAAGAAGAAACACAATAAACAGCAATCGCAAAGTATTTATCTTTGTATGCGTCTATTTTGGCTAATACGTCAGCCCCAAAATCAATATCAAGGTCGCAAGTAACCGAACCGCCCGGACCAACACCGTTAACTGTTACGGTGTAATCTGTTATTACCTGGAAGCCAGTACCAAACTCTTCACCATTTACCGCTCCACCTCCAGGAGTTTGAGCCGCTCTATCAAAACAATAATTCTCTTGCATTAAAGTATTTATGTTCTGATAATCGCTTGAAGCCTCTGGAAGCATTATAAAATTTAAAGTAGCATGAGCCACGTCATTTAAACCGATATTCTCAATGTCAAATGTTATATTGGTTGTTCCGTACCTATCAATCGTTTCAATTGAGTTATTGTAGCTTAGATTGGTTACGTTCCAATCTCTATTACCTCCATTGTATTCTTCGTCAAACCAGCCAGTATTGCCTTCTTTGTCGTCAAATATTCCTTCTTGATATACGTTAGGGTCTTGTAAGGTTCTGTAACCCCTGAATCTAAAAGTATGTTTTAGGCAGTTATCCCTATCAAAGTATGGTGGTGGTTGGTTGTCAAGTAGGCTAATTAGTTGTGTATGCTTGTAGAAAGGGTGAATGAAAAAGTCTTGCTCAACTTGAAAAATGTATCTGTAATTATCTCTGTCAGCGCCTTGAGTAATATTTGCTACCCTTGCTTCACCAATTTGCCAAGATTTGCGGCCTATCGCCTCCATTGAAGTAGCTGAACTTGGAATAGCGGCCAAAGTACCGTATTCGTAACGCATTAAATTACCGTCAACCTTTGAAGTAAATGTCGTTGGGTCGTCATTTTCTGGAAGTCCAAAGTCAAAAGTAACGCCTAAACTTTCTTGATCTAAATTAAGCCTACCAACTAAAGCAGTATCAACTATTAAGTTAGTTGGTACCCCAAGATTATCATAAACACGAATAGACCTGTCGTCTATTTTTTCTCTGATTATGTAGCTTCTATTGTTAGCAATAACATTAGTATTTTCAATTACTAAAGTATCACCTACATTAAATTCTGCAAACGCATTACCTCTTGAATAGTCGGTTATCCAGTCGTTAGTTTTAAAGTTCTGGTCGCCAATATTTATACTTCTGTTGGTTGCTAGTTGTACCCAAGTTTCACACCTTACTTGAAAGGTTGCAGTCATTTTCTGGAAGATATTACCTTTTAAATAGTCAACATTTCCGGTAACATTTTCGGGTGCAATTTCTCTACTTTCTAAAAATACTCCCATTATAAAGTGTTGTTATATCGTTTGACTAAATCATTAGTTTCTTGTTGTTGGCTTTCAATCTTGCTTTTAAATTGCAATAATGTTTCTCGCGCTCTTTCCTTTTCGGATTCTTTTAAGTTGGAAAAATCAAAAGAGTTAATAGCTTCATTCATTATTGCAGTCCCCTCAGTTACTACTTTGCTTAGATTTTTTGATAGTTCTTTTAATTTTCTTTCGTTCATTACCTTCCAATTGGTGAAATAATTGTTTCCTCTATATTGTTAGTATAAAGTTTTTTTTCTTCAATTACAAATTTAGCCAATCTATCTTGAGGATTAAACTCAAAACTCAAAACCTTGCAAACCGTACCATTTGACAATTTAACATATCCGTCCTCTTTTACGTTTCTGTAATCTTCTAAGTTCATTTGAATATTCTCATATTGGTAAATGAACCTTTGTGCGGAATCTTTAGAAGGTGCAAAACTGTTAGACTTATGATAATTGGAATAAATGTACTCAGCATTAATTATTATCTCATTTTCATTTGCTAACTTGGTTTTCTCTGGGTCTGCATTAACGTCCAGTAATACTAATTTATCAACTGTAAAAAGGTCTTTTTCTAGTGCCAACATTCCAATTCGGTTTTCGATAACGTCGTCTGTTGGTGGTGACTTTATCTCTTCTGGTCTTGGTGGCTCAAAAGGAATATCAATGCCAATAGTCTTTAGCTTTTTTATTATGTTTTCAATAAAATCTAACGCCTTGTTAATAACTTTTATAGCTCCATTTCCAGCTTTTACAAGAGTACCTAAAGGACCGGCTATAATTTTATAAAGTCCGCTAACCGCTTTTTCTGGGCCTGTTAAAGTTTTCTTTTTAATACCTCTTGCGAATCTTGATTGTCTTTGCTCAAAACCTTTAAGCAAGTAAAATAGCTTATTGCTTGGTTTTTTAATGTAGGATAAACTCACTTGAACGTTGTTGCCTTGCCAAGTATTTATAGTGTTTTTGTCGGTAACGTCATAACTAAACGAGATATTGTAGTTGCTTATAATCTCGTTTGCGTTTGTTTCAAAGGCTGTATTTCTTACTGGTGGTAGTTTGAATCTTGAACCAACTACCGTATCATTGTCTAGCACTATTTGTAAATTAGTCCCGTTAATACGAACCCTTACATTTAACAATGTTCTCAATTCTCTAATCAAGTCTCCAAATGTCCCCTTATAAAACCCTGTCTGGTCATTGTTTGGGCTAGCTTTAAAGAATCCTAATATCCTATCGTCTGTTTGATTTTCAATGTTACTGAATGAAGCCGGTATAATGTGTGCCTTTTTCCAAACAGCATTATTTAATAACGGTGAAGAATAACTTAGTCCTAATTGATCACAAGCTATTTCAAAATGCCTATTGATTGACATAGCTGGTTTGTACTTAATTTTTTGAATAATCAAATCAACCAAATCAAGTATCAATTTGATCAATGCAACTATTAAAGTAATGGTATAAAGTATTTCAGCGATTAGTTTTAATATACCTCCAACGCTATCAATTACAGAACTACTTTCTCCCGTTGCTTCTGCAATCATTATAACTTGCTTTGTCAAAGCGTCAAAAACAAATGTAGTGGTTAGGCTGATCAACATTAATTCCGTATAGTTTGGAATGCTTGTTAAAACATAAGGAACATAAACAAAGTCAGAATCTTTTATAATTTTCTTATCAAATAAATCATAAAAATCTATACCGTCAGCCACTCCACTATCTAACCAATCAATTGAGGCTTTTGGAACAGAATCAACTACGCATAAGTCTTGCTCAAAACGTGCTGTTTGCAAGTCAATGTAACCGTCAAAGATTGTAAGTTTTAGCCCGTTTTCAACTAATTCTATCTTGTGGGCTAGTCCAGCAGTTACACCAGTATCTCCCGTCATTCCAGCGTCAAAATAAGACCTTAACAATGAAGCCTCATAATCTATCCACTCAAATCTTTTAATGCTAGTGGCTTGGTCTAACCCGTCACTATCTCTCTGTACTTGTAGATAAAGGTCTGGAAAGTTTACTGGCTTTTGAACCTGTACGCCTTTTATGTAGTGAATTTGTTGCATTATCCGTTAAGTCTTGGTCTGCGTTTAGCGGCTCTTAATACCTTTCTCAGTCCTCTTCTATGCTCTTCTTTGCTAATGTTTCCGTTAGGGTCTATGTTCAAATGAAATTGAATACCCTCAACCGCTGTTGTAACTTTCTCCAGGCCGCTTACAATGTTTTGATCGTTAAGACTTGCAACCGATACGCCCCCTTGATTGTTTAATGCTAAGTCAACTAAATCTTTATTTGATATATTGCCTAACTTGTTTCTAATTCTCAAAGAATCTTTATGGCCTAATATTCTTTCTTCTTGTGTTACAGCTACTAAAGTATTATCAAAACCGTTACCTTTTAAATTGGCTTTAGCGTCGTCGCCTACTCTATCCGTTCCTTCGTAGAAACTTCCAGCTACTATGTTAATCGCTGCTTGTGCTGCTAACGCCTTCCCGACGGCCTCTATTGGATTGCCGCCTTCTTTTAATGCTGCTAGTACTGACTCATAAAATACTTGTCTTTTTTGGCGTTTCTCTTGCTTTTCCGCTAGTTCTTGCTGTTCTAGTTCTATTTCAGCTTGTTTCTTTTGGCTTTCCGCTAAAGTGTTGTCAAGACCTTGAGCTGCTAGTTGTGCTTGTATTTCAATATTTTGAGTAGTTCGTTCAGCTTTCCTTTCTAGCTTTTCTTGTTCTTGGTCGTCTGCCCTATCTCTTGCTTCACCAACTTGGCCTAATACGTTTTCAACTTGGCCTATTTGTTCTTTTCTTAGTGCTTCCTTGTCTTTGGCTAATTGTTCTGCAATCTTACGTTGTTTATCAGCCGCTTTTAAATCAGCGTCTATCTGGTCTTGTGCTGCTTTTTCAGCGGCCTTTTTAGCTTCTTCGTCTGCTTTTTTCTTGGCCTTCGCTCTCTCTTGGTCTGCTTTTGCCATAGCCTTTGATGCTTCGTCAAAATCAAGTCTAAATGGGTCGTCCTCTACGTTTTCTTCTTGAAGTAAGCTATCTCTAACTTTTTTAGCATCCGCAGCAGCTGCCTTTTCTAAAGCTAATTTAGCTTTTGCTAAAGCAATTTCTTCTCTATTTAAAGTATTTCTATTTATTAAAGCCTCGCTTCTAAACCCTTCGTTTTCTTCTTGTATGTCTGCTATCTCAAATTCAACCCTCTTAACCTCTTTTTGTAGTTCTAAATTATCTTTATCGGCAAATAATAGTATTCCCAAGTTTTTAAGTCTTTTTTCCTGAAACTCAACTTGTTCTTTTTCTCGCTTATTGATAACGGTTAATAGTTTTTCATTTGCAGCCCTTCGCTCGTCAATACTTAAAGTTTCGTCATCCCTGATTTGTCTTAATTTCTCAGAGTCTTGCAGTTGTTTTTTTGCAACTCGGTCCGACTCAATTTCAATAACTTCAAGTTCAGCTAAAGCATTTTGAGCGGCTGAAACACCCGTAGCACTCATCGAAGTCTCAATACCAAAAAGGCCAATACTTAACGCAGTTGCTAAATCTGATAACACACCACCACCTTTTCCGTCTGCTCCTAACAATTTAGCAAACTTATTACCAGCGGTATTAAAAGCACTTCCTAGTGTATTTGTTGCTGTTGCTAAATCATAACTTCCAGCCGTTGAAGTTGCATAAAGTCCAGCTAAAGCAGTAAGACCAGCAGTTACAGCACCGACTGGAGTTGTTAACTGTCCTAAACTTATCCCAAACAAATTAGTGCTTTCTATGCTTTGTCCGATTCCGTCTTTGTAATTACCTACATTTCTTTGAAAGTTACCGATTGAAGCGTCGTTATCTTTTACTTGTTTATCAAGTTTTTTTAACTCTGTAAGTAACTTGCCGCCTACGTCTACATTTTCTCTTTCTGCTTCGGTTAGGTTACGATAAGCCGCCTTTAGCTGTCCTAGTCTTTGGGCTTGTGCATTAAATGAACTTTCAGCTTCTTGACCTTGTTTGACTTGCGCTTTAATTGCAAACCCTAACTTTGAATTTGCTACTGTTAGTTGTGCAATCTCTTTATTATTCTTAGTTGTTGCTCGGTTGTATTTAGATAGACTTATTTGCCCTCTTTGATATTCTTTATTTAAAAGGTTTTGACGCTTTTTAATGTCAGCTAATAAAGTTTTGTTTTGGGTTTGTCTGGCTATGTTAGCGTCTAAACTACCGTTAACGTCGTCAATTATCTTTTTGACTTTCTTTTGATTCTCAATTGAGTTTTCAACCTCTTTATTAAATTGCTCGGTAGCTTCGTCAGCGTCCTTTTGCGCCATTTCAAACGCCTTAACATTGGTTGTGGTTTGGCTTACTACGTCATTGTATTTCTTAATGTCGTCACCACTATTAAAGGCTTGTGTTTTGCTTATGTCTTTTAAAGTGGTTAGGTTTTCTTCTAGTACTTTCCTTAATGCAGCAGCGGCCTTTATAACCGTAGCAAATAGATTCGGGTCAAAAACTTCTTCGCTGGTTATCTTCTTATTTGCCATTCTTCAACATATTAAAGTGCGTGAAATACATTCGGACGCTCAACTTCTTATCGTCAATTGCAAAATTAAGGTTTTTAGTTAACAAAGCGATTGACTTATAATAGTCGTATTCGCTGTTCTCCATTGCCTTTTTACGCTTCTCGCCTTCAAAAATGATTTTATCATAGGCTAAAGAACTGATTTGCGCCTTAACTTTTTTGATCTGAAACCGAATGTCGTCTTTAAGTGTATCAATGTAGTTTGGGTCTTTTGAAAGCATATCAAAGTATTCAAGTTCGATTTTATCCCATACCGGATTAAGTACCTTTTTTAAATGGTCCACGTCTATTTTGCTAGGCATTTCATAGACTAGGTGTTTAAGGTCGCCCGTTTCTAAAACTTTGTAATAATAGTAAATAGGTAAATCGTCAATCGACTGCCAGTATTTCATTGAGTATAATTTCTTGAATTTGTGGTAATAACTTGTCTCTTAATATTTCAAAACTTTCTTCATTCAAACCTAAGATAGCCCCGTATTCGCTCAAATCTACGTCCTCTTTAACTGAATCAGCGTAAATAGTTAAGTCTTTCTCGGTTACTTGTACAATATCAAAACTATCGTAAAAGTCGCCAGTATCTTTTAACGTCCACCTTTTGCCGCTTGGTTTACCGTAAACGTCAACACTGGTTTTAGAGTAAAATGGAAGTTCTTTATCGTCTGCTAAAATACCAAATTGCAACTGGTTTTCCTGGTTCAACTGAATGATTAACTTCTGGTTGATCGTTTCGGAAAACAAAACAAAGAATAGTTTACCAGTAGCAAGGCTTTCAATGTTTCTTATTACTTGGAAAAGTCTATCCATTACACACTAAAGAAATAACCGTCCGTTGCTAATTGGTCCACATACTCCTCAATGTTTGTTGAAAATAAAACTTCGTCTATTTCTGAATAAAGAACTATTAACGGTTCTTGGTACTCAGATGCTCTATTAGTGTACGTTATAACCATTTGCGGTGCCGCTAAATTAGGTTGTGCAATAATAACCGCAATAGGAAAAGTATAAATAAACTGAACCCCATTGCCTGACTTAGTTACTCCGTTTATCAATTCAAGTGAAAAACTCATAGTTTAAAGTATAAAAAAGCCCCAATAGCGTAAACTATTGAGGCTAATTAAATAAATGTTTAACCTTTAATTAATTTACTTCTTTTTACTAGCGTCTTGGTAATCCTTCCAAGCATTAGTCAAATCTCCTGTAAATCCAGAATCATAAAGAAAACGATTGAACTTTGTTTTATCGCCTTTCTTACGACTATACAACCCTAATTTAAGGTAACAAGTACCCGTTTTTGTTTTGAACTCCATACTATGGGACGATTGTTATTTCAACAGCACTTAATAAAGTATCGTCATATCCTTTAGTAGTAGGTGCTATTCTTAGACTTAAAACGTCGGCAACAGTTTGCGCTGAAAATGTAAAAGCGTATGTTCCTGTTGGAGTTTCGTTAAAGGTAGAAATTACAACAGGAGAACCAGTAGTTACATTGTAAATTTCAAAGTCACCAATTACTAAACCACCAGCAACAACCGGATTAACTACTGAGCCGTAAGGTGTTGTTACTTTCATTGAGAACGCAGTAGGCGAAATTGCAGAAGCAACACCGTTTAAGTTAATCAAACCGTTGTAGTCTAACCAAGAAGTTGAACTATCAAAGTCAGAAGCTAACAACATACCAACGTCAGAATCAGCGATTGAATCTTTCCATTGAAAAGTTAAGGAAATTTTAGCAACAGTTGAATCTGTTGTGTCGATTGTCTTAACGTCCCAAGTAGGCATTTTGATAGCCAAAGGATAAAGATAACCAGTAGTTTTTTTGTCACCTATCAAGTTGTCGTTACCGTCAACGATATAAGCCCCAACTTGACCACAACCGAAAGCGTCAATCGCTCCAGCATAAGTAGAACCTTGAAACCAAATCTCCCCTGTGAAAGTCTTTGCTCCGTTTCTAATTTTTGCAATCGTTCCTGAAGGTGCTTCTTCTGTAATAGAATCAGCTCTTTCATTGGTTACGTTTTCCATTGTCGGCAATGGGTAGTAACGCTCCGAAGAATCAGCAGCATTAATTAGGTCAATAATTTGAGCGTTAGTAGGTATTGAACTAAGGTCAATCCCATTTCTAACATTTGAACCGTTCACCAAAGGAACGATTATAATCTTTTTTGCAACAGCTTGTAAGGGTTGGCACGAACCAACTCCGGTATTACTAAGCGTTACGTCACATGAACAAACAGCCATTTTTTTATTTTTTAGAGTTAAACATTATTTTACAAAATTACAATTTTTTTTGCCTATTTAAAACCACGATCAAATCCAGTATCAAAACCGTTCCCGTCGACTACTGGAATTTCACGAACTCGGCAAGTAAAGTCTTTGATTATGTTTAGTGGAACGGTTACTTCAACAGCACTTATGTTTTTGTTGAATACTTTTTGACCAGCGTCGTTAGTTGTTGAATTGCCCCCATTGGTGAACTTGGAATAGTTTATTCTAGTGACTCCGTTAATAGTGTTAACCCTATTTGATCGGGCTAAAGCAGTTAAAAAGGTATCAGCTAAAGCGTTCAAAGGATTTAAAACATTATCGTAGTCGCTTTCTGTGGTGTATTTTTTCGGGTTATTTGTAGCCATAAAGAAGAAACGGCTCGAACCTTCGCTTTCATTTACACTATCTCTTGCAGTTGGTGAAGTTCTCGAAGCTAAATCAAACCGCCAAATCATTGGTAGAATGTCTTTGTCGTGCTTCTTTGATATTTCTTGTTGAACCTGGAGATACTTACCGTAAATGTATTGAGGCTTTCTAAGCGCATACGTTCCGATAATTGGCGCACTTGCACCGCTTACTATTAGATAGGTGTTTTGAACGAAAGAAACAACCGTATAATTAACTTCTAATAGCGTTATAATACTGTTTTCTCCTAAGTAGTGGGTATTGGTAGCCCAAAGTTTATAGTTACCGTCTATAACTTCAACAGCATAAACGTTAAGGTCTAAACTCATTGAGTCGATTACCGATTCTACTATGCTATCTACGCTGGTCATATTGCGCTAATAGGTTCTAAAACTAATCCCCTAAAGTCTGTATAAGTTGCTTGGTTCTCGTAAATGTAATATTGTAAGTCCGTTCCGGTTCTTATGGTCCGATTATAAAGAACGGTCAATTTAGTAATTAAACTTTCTTGACTTGTTGCCTCTGATTGATTAGCTACGTTTCCAGACGCTTGGTTTATTATTTGTTGTTGACTTACATAGTTGTAATATATTCGGCCTTTTAAGTACTCCTTAATCCCTTGACAAGTGATTGATATATCGCAAGGGTCGTCATAGTAAAACGGGCTGAATATATCTGTCCACTTTGTTGAAGCTGGTGTTTGAGGGTCGCCAGTCAAATCATTTATAAACTCTTGGCCCAACGTAGAACCGAACAACTCATAAATTAAAGCCTTCTCGCTATCCAAAGTAATAAACGCTTGAAGGTCAACTACTGTATTTTGGTCTTGGCTTATTTGAAATATACCGCTTTCAAAATCGGACGTTTGAAGTATCATAATATTTTAACGATTACATTATTTGGGTTACTCACTAGCCTAGTGACTGCATAGTTTAGAATCTTTTTTTTAGTGCCTTTCTTGATAGTCTTTAAAATTGGAGTGCCTTTATCGTCAACCGTTCTATATTCATAGTCTTTTAAAAACTCGACTAAGATCATTTCTTCTTGCATAATACAAAGTTAAATAAAAAAGCCCTAACAAATTAATGCTAGGACTTTTCCCAGAGAAACTTAATACAGAGAATATTAAGAGAATTTATTTTTTACTTGATTTCGCTTTTGCTGGTGCTTTCTTTTTTTCTGTTGCTAACTCAGCCTGCCCGTTACTAATAACTAAATCAGCTTTCCATTTAGGTAGCTCGTAAACTTGACCAACTACAAAATGTTGATTCTTTCCAGCTTTTACTTTTTTACCTCTTACCTTGATTATTTCAACTTCTGAACTCATAACTGTTTAATTTTATGTTGCCTCAAAGATATAAAAAAAGCCCCAACAATATGAAGGGGCTTTTTAACTATATTCTAAACTAGACTATGCAGTTTCTAAAGCTGCTTTGTCAGCTGCAAATGAACCTTTTACAAATGCAGTTCTATCGTTATTCTTAACGTAAACTACACCTCTCCATTCAGCTCTAATTGTCTTAAAGTTCTTAATGAAGTTGTCACCCGTATATCCAACGTCGATTGATACACCAGACTTAGTTCTGATATGTGCTTTTGTAAAGTCACCAATCAAATATTGACCAGCGTCAACTAGAGTAGTTTCTACAATTGGAACTCCGTCTAAAGATAAAGAACCAGCTACCATTGCTAAACGCTCAACATATCTTTTATCCGTAGAACTAACTTTTACCATTTTTAAAGTGGTAACGTCAGAAGGATTCATAAAGATATAATTCGGCATTCCTTGTTCAGCTATCTTGATCTGATTTGCTGCTACTGTAAGAACGTCTACTTCATTAGCGTTATCAACTGCTAAAGCAAATGTTCCAGCTGCAAATGATGTTGCGGTAGTGAATACTCCATTCAATTGTGGGCTTGTTCCAGAACCACCATAAGCACCAGTTTCAACAGCTTTCAATAACTCACGATTCAACTCATTGTTAATTTCAGTAGCCATAAACTCTACGTCGTCTAACATTTCGTCTGTAATCGTAATATAAGCAGTTGTCTTTTCAACTTTTTGAGAACCTACTAGTAAATCAAAATCAATTTGATTTTTAAGTGCTGCCTCCGCTGTTTGTCCAGCTGTTCCTTCTTTTCCACTTTGATAAACCCATTCAACAAGGTTAGAAGAGATAGTTCCAGATTGAAGAACCTCTAGGAATCTTACTTCCCTTGAAGCAACCATATTCATTCCCGGTAGCCTTTCAGCTTGTGGAATTTGTCCCGTTACATTACCAGCGATAGACATATCACCAACAGCTTTAAGCGTAATCTTAACGCTTTCACCATTCTTGTAACGACTTAATTCTTCTTTCTTTTCCTTTAATTGCTCGAGGATAGACTTACTTTGAGAACTTTCTGTTTTAGTCAACTTTTCAACCGCTGACTTAATAGCAGCACCTTG